CTAGGCAACAACCGTAGACACGGCTGGCATACTGTCCCAGAGTCGGCCGTCGAGTTCTCGGCCCATCGCTTTCGGTGTCCGCCCGCCCCACTGCTTGAAGAAGAACGGCACGTCGGCCTCGTCGCAGGCGTCGCGAATGCCGCGCACCCACTCCGGATCCATCGAGCGGTGACCCACGCCGGATTCGCCGCCGGCGATCACCCACCCGATGCCGTCGAGCACCAAACCATCAAGTGAGCCGAGCAGAGGCTCGCACGACAGGAACCGCACGGCCGCGGGCACACTCCGTAGATGATCGACTCGGTCCAGATAGTCGGCGCTCTCGACCGAGACTCCCATCCAGAGGTTGCCGGGCCACTCCAATTGCTCGGCAAGGCGTTTCAACCGCAGCGATCGTTTGGTGAGTACCTGGTAGGTGTGCTGAGGCGTCTCCCTCATTACGTCGAATACGTCCCGGATGAAGCCGATCGGTACCTTCGCGTGGAACAGGTCGGACATACTGTTGACGAAAACCACGCGCGGGCTACGCCAGCGCAGCGGAATATCAAGCGCTGCTGGGTGGATCGTGACTCCGAACCCTGGTCCGGAAGTGCGAGGATCGCCATCGTTCTGATATTTCTCCGCGCCCATCGACTTCAGTCGCTTCGCCAGAGTCATCGCGTAGCAGTGGTCACACCCGAGTGAGACGCGATCGCACCCGGTGACTGGGTTCCATGTCGCCTCGGTCCATTCGATACTCGACTTGTCCGCCATGACACCTCCCCTCTCGATTGGTCTTGACAGTACCTTCGTAACGACGCTGTGTAGTGGTTGCCCGCGATCTCGAAGCGCGACAACGACACCTGACGCCTGTGACCCCCAACGAGGTCCAGACAAATTACCCACCAGTCCGCATCATTCGAAATTACGTTCGATTGCCGACAGTAGTCCACCATGGCCCATTTACACTGATGGATAGCGGTTTTCCGATTGCGGTTGACAGAATCTCATCCCGTCGAGAAGTCGCGATCGGCCGAAGTAAACTCGCCAGGGCCCTGACGGTCCGCGCCAGGACTGCTACCGGAACACCGTTGAGCAGCTGAAGTTGATCAGCCTTCGCGCCATAGAGATTCCTCCGTGCAAGTGGCGGAATGACGAGACGCCATCATAGACCGATCGACACTGGCTACACCGCCGGTGACCGATGCGCTTGGCCTGGCAGCGAGACCCAAGACTGTAGCCCGCCCAGCCCTGCAGGACTTTTTGGGTGATATCAATCGACCCCGGGTGATTCGATCTTGAACTCGTCCGGGTAGAGCCGCAGAGGGCTCGGCGGGTGTTCTTCCGATATCGGCAGCAGCGGGTAGTCCGATGGGCGAAATTGTCGGGGGCGGTAACTCCCGCCGAAGACGATCATGACTGATCCGCCTACACCGTTCTGTCCTCGTGTCGGGTTGGCGCGTCGACCTGCATTGAGCAGTTCGTGGATGTCCCGTCCGTCGTTCCCCACAGTGATCGTGCCATCATGAAAGAACTGCACGAAGGTGCCATTGTCAGCGCAGACGGTTGCAGCTAGCTCATGCGCGAGTGCGGGATTGGTCACGATCTCGAAGTCAGGGCGTTGCTGGCCCCGGGTTGCCCCTGGCACATCGAGCTGTTCACCAATTCTGATTCGAACCATTTCGCCGAGCGCGGTAGATCGTTCCCGGTGCCCGACTGTCCATAGATGCGTTGTCGACCAGATCTTGACGCGGCCGTCGTGGAACAGAGACACCCGGTCCCCGTGAGCGTTGCCGATCAGATGCTTCTCGTTGTTACTGGACACCATTGCCGCCACGGAAGAGTTCGGCTGTTTCGGCGGGCCAAAAATGTTGTGGGCCTGGCCAAGCCTGGCAGATCATCTCGGTGAGGTGCGCAGACCGTTTGAAGATGTCGTCTTCGGTCCAAGCATCTCGATGGGCATCGAGCAGTTCCTTGTTCAGGACCAGAACACTGAACTTGCTCAGAAGCGAATGCTTACCCATGCCCGCCTCTTTGCCAGTTGGAGCCACTTGCATTGCCTGCTCGTCGGTCCATGGGCGGTGCGACAGCGACCCGTTGAGCTTCTGGGTGACCAAAGTGAGGTTGCCGAGAGTGTTGACCAACCGGTCGCGAGCACCTGCGGCCTTGTCATCTAGGGGTGGTCGGCCATCCCAGAACTTGCGCCAGGCTTTTGGCATCACGTGTTCGATCTGCAACGCATTGTCGACGCTGATTCTTTCGTGACGTTCTGTGCGGAGCAGATGTTCGACGCCTTCGAGGACGACCCGCAGCCTTGCTTGTCGGATATTGCCGTACATGCGAAGACCGGGCAGTACTTCCCGAAGCTCCTCGTCGGTTGGCCAGCGCCTAGTCTCCGCCGTCTGCGCTGAAAGGTAGCGCGACACTATGTTGCCAACTTCTTGGGGCGGAACTCCCTCGACGATGCCGAGCGTGGAGACCATCAGGCGGTTAACGTCGCTGCTGGTGTAGCGAAGAAGGGTCCGGCGAATCACCCAGCTCTCCAACGCAGTGAGCGCCAGCTCGACTTGGTCGTCGGGAATACGGTGATTGTCGGAGAGCAACCACATCAGAAGTGGCGTGGTGGCGGCGAGTTCGAACTCTTGGATGACCCGCCGATAGAACTGGCCGGCCGCGGTCGAGGTCGGCATCTCGGCCAACGATCGAAACTGCTCTGCATCACGCTGCAGCTGAGTGAGCAGTTCCTCGGCATACTCGACGGTGGCCATCTGGGTATCGACGTACTCGGTGAAGCGACGGAACGTCTCATCGACCAAGATCTCGTCGCGAGTCCGCATCGTCAACCAATATTGCAAGAACACGTCAATCCGCGAACGCAGGTGCCGCCCCTGCGCAATCTCTTCACGCCACCAGTCGTCATCGAACTCCAGCCAGAACCGGTCCGGCCACGTGTTGACATCGGCGTGCAACTGCTCGCCCCGTTGGAAGATCCAGTTCTTGATCAGGTCAGCTTTGAGCAGCGGGGTGCCACGATCGTTGAGCGTCTCGAAGATCAGCTGATCGTCATCATGGCCAGATAGGTTTATCGCTACCACGAGAAGACGAAATTGCAGGACATCCGTGAGTGCCTGTACCCGCTCGGACTGCGTCCCCACCAGGCCTCGGTCATGGTCATCGCGCACGCCCGTGATCCAGATGTGGATCTCGTTGCTGAAGAAGCGATGCGCTTCGACGACACGGTGATCGTCATATCCGCCGACGTCCGCACCGGACATGACCGCGGAGAAAGCATCACGATCCGAGCGGGACGGGCGCAGCTTGAATTGCTCGGGCTTGTTGCGAAACCTCTTGGCGGAGTTGACAGTCAACTCCGCCAGTGCCTCACCCTCGTCCTCGTACCCCAGATCCGCCAGCACCTTCTGCGCCGCATCAAGTAGCACCTGCAGCGTCGTCGTTCGCTGCTGGCCGTCGATCACCGAATGCCGTGTTACATCACCGGTGCTGGCGGGCTTCGACTTGAAGACGATCGCGCCGAGGAAGTGCCCGCTAATCGCGTCCAAGGCGTCCTGGTCATCACCTACGGCCAAGACCTTGTCGACTACGCGAATCACGTCCTGCCACAACGGTGCCCACTGATCATCCTCCGACCACACGTAAGGTCGCTGAAAGACTGGTATCTCGTAGTGAACCGCACTGTCGAACAACGCTTTCGGTGCCAGCGCATCCGCTTTCATTAGGCCGAACTCCTCATCCCAACCATGGCCACCGGGGTGCCGCCCAGCATAGGACGATGATCGGGCACCTTGGGGGACATCGTGTGGAGATGTACACGCGGTTATCGAACAAGTACTCTGACCGGCGACCGAACGCTATTGAACTGGTCGACTGGCTGAACCGCCACGGGCTAAGGGCTAAGTCGTGCTGTTCGGAAGTTCGCCCCGTTTGTCGCGCCCGCGGTAGGTGCTGATGCGGAGTTGCACTGTGACCGCGGTAACCCGGATCTGACTGTCCTACCCACCCATTACTGTATGCGTGACGGCTCACGGGGAGCCGTGACCTGACGCGAAGGATACGGATGGCGGCGAACCGGCTGACCCTGACCTGGATGAATCAGGCCAAGACGCTACTGTCGGACGGCAAAGGCGGTTACGAGTGGGTTGAGCGCGATGACCCCCGAGTCACCGAGGTCCGCTTGCTCGACTTGGCACACACCGCAGGCAACGCCAAAGGCACTCCAGCCGACAACCTGCTAATTCTTGGCGACGCCTATGATGCCCTCCGCGCACTGAACCGTATCCCTGAGTATTCGGCGCAGTACAGAGGCAAGGTCAAACTCGTCTACATCGATCCGCCCTTCAATACTGGCCAGGCGTTCGAGCAATATGACGACAACTTTGAGCACTCGGTCTGGTTGACCATGTTCCGCGACCGAATCCGAGAGCTTGCCCGATTGATGGCCGATGATGGGATCATTTGGGTACACCTGGACGACACCGAGGTACACCGTGCCCGACAAGTACTCGATGGCGAGTTTGGGATCAATTCATACCTTGGCACGGTGATCTGGCAAAAGGCAGACAGCCCACGCAGCGATCTTCCGAACTTCTCCAGCGATCACGATACGCTCTTGGTCTACGGCAAAACGCCCAGAGCAAGACTCAACCGGTCGGAGCGCGACGAAGCGCTGAACTCGATCTACAAGTCGCCGGACGGGGATCCCAAGCCTTGGTTCGACGGCGACCCGACCGCTCCTTCGGCACATCGCAACCAAACCTGGGTCTACGCCGTTCAGTCCCCGATCACCGGCGATCTGATGTATCCCGCCAAAGGCCGGTGCTGGGCGACGAAGCAAGAGTCCGTACTTGCCGCGATGTCGGAATGGGCACCTTACGAGTTGCGGGTCCTCGACGATGACGCCAAGCGTGCAGAGATCTGTGGAGTGCCTGTTGAGGATCTCCGCAAGGGGATTCCGGCACTGATGCTCGCTGTTCCTCTCGATGAAGCCCGGCAATACGCCGAAGAGCGAAAGCAAGCCGGCATCTGGCCGGAGTACATCCTGCGGTCTCGGGGAACTCTGGGCAGAAAGCGCCCGCAACCGGACACCGGCTCGAATACCCGAACTATGTGGTTCAACACCGAGGTCGGGCACAACCGAGAAGCTAAGGCGGAGATCAAGGCTCTGTTTCCCGGCACTACTGCGTTCGCGACGCCGAAGCCTGAACGGTTTCTGAAGAAGATTATCGAAGTCTCGACTCAACCCAACGACATCGTGGTCGACTGTTTCGCTGGGTCCGGTACAACGGCGGCAGTTGCGCATAAGCTTGGACGCCGATGGGTCACAATCGAGGCTGTCGACGCAACGGTCAAAGATTTCACTAACCCCAGACTCACACAGGTTGTCGAAGGGGAGCAAGGCGGTGTCTCGATAGTCAAGTCGCGACAGGCGCCTTTCGACCTACCCGCTGGTGTGACCTTGTCCGCCCTTGATGATGCGCGGAAAGTGGTTCAGAAGCTTCTCGACTCCGACGGCTTGGACGTCGACCGAGACCTCGTGACTGAGCTCCTTACACAGATGCGCACCACGCCTGTCAAGCAACAAATTTGGTCCGGCGGTGGAGGCTTCAGCGCTCTGTCCGTTGCACCGCCCTGCCTACAGGTCGAGAGTGGATTCGCATTTCTGAGGGACGTGGACTCCGTGACGTTCAGCCGGTACGTCGCTGCACAACTCGGTTATACACTGACAGGCCGTCGAGGATTGACCGCAGTAAAGGGGCGTGACGCGCTTGTCGTAATCGCAGGCATGGTTGACGACGAGATCATCCACCACAGCATCACATTGCTCGACGAGAGCGAGACAGTGACACTCGCGGGCACTGCTGTGCATCCGGCGTCAGTAACCACTCTGGCTTCTCTACGACCCGGATCCAGGGTAATGAAGGTTCCCGACGCCCTCATCAAGCGATCGAAGGTGGTCCGATGACTTGGATCGACTATGACCGACAGCTCGTCGAGGCGATCGCTGCCCGTCTGGATCTGCGGGATCCGAACCGCCGCGCCCTGCACGCGGTGGCGGACAAGATCGCTTCAGGTGACGGGGCGGAATGGATTTGTGACCTCGCAACCGGCGTCGGCAAGACGTATCTCGCAGCTGGGTTTCTGGAGTACCTGGCCGATAGGGGGGTCCGCGACGTCGCCATCGTAGTTCCCCTGGACGCGATCTATGAGAAGACTATTGCCAACTTCACTCCCGGCGCTCAGAAGTACATCCCCGGAGCCGACTGGGAACCCACGATAATCACCGTCGAGAACTATCGGACCTCGGGCGAAGCTCGCGATGACCCTAACCGTCTGAAGCTCTACATTTTCAAGATCCAGACCTTGCTGAAGCCCAACGACGAAATTCGACGTCGAGTACACGGCGTCAACGAGGACACCGGCGACAGCCTGTACGAGTACCTCCAGAACGTTGATGACCTTGTCGTGATCGCTGACGAGCACCACGTCTACTCCGGCGATGCCGAAAAGTACGGCGCGGCCATTCGTAATCTCGGCGCCCGCGCAGTCATCGGCCTGACCGCCACCCCGAACCAGCGTGATGTGACCGCTGACAAGGTCATCTTCCAGTACTCGCTCGCCGAGGCAATCGCCGACGAACTCGTCAAAATTCCCGTTGTTGTCTACCGCGGCGACGGTATCAAGGACGAACGGTCTCAACTCGCCGATGCCTGTCACCTGCGCGATGTGAAGGAGACCGCCTGGCGCGCCTACGCCCATGCCGCGGGAAGCTCGACCGTGGTGCCGGTGCTATTCATCGTCTGCCAAACCGTCGCCGATGCGGAACGCACCGCGGACACCCTCGCCACTCACTTCCTTCCGGGAGAAGGCCAAGTGCTCCTGGTCACAGGCGGATCCAGCGACAAAGCGTTGCGTGCCTTGCAGGCTGTCGAAGCCCCTGATTCACCCGTACGCGCGGTGGTCAGCGTGAATAAACTGAAAGAAGGGTGGGACGTCCGCAATATCGGTGTTATTATCGGTCTCCGCGCCCTCGCCTCCGAAACACTAACCGAGCAGGTTCTAGGGCGCGGTCTGCGGCTACCGTTCGGCAGACGCGTGGGAATCGAGGCCGTCGACACGGTCGATATCGTCGCCCACGATTCCTATCGTGATTTGCTCGCCAACAAGAAAGCCCTGCTCGAACAGGTTCTTCAGGAACGAACCGAGGCCGCCCTCGAACTGACCTCTACGCCGTCGGCCACATCGGGCGGTAGTCAGACGTCCACAGCCACCAACTCCGAGGGTGCGGGGATCCCTAGCCAACCCAGCCTCACCTTTGTCTTCGGTGGAGATGATCAGAGTGGGGATCACCTTACAGACCCGTCGTTACTCCTGAAGGTGCAGGAGTACGACGAGGTCATCGATGAGCACCGATCCGCTGCCGCGGCCACGATCAAGTACGTTGCGCCTGTCCCTGATGCACCGCGAATTCGATTCCCTCGCCTAGAACGTCAGGCAGTACCGAGCCGGTTCAGTCTGAAACTCATTACCGAGCAGCAGGCAAAGACATTGGGGAGCAAATACCTCACGGACGAGTCTGTATACATGACACGGGTTGCCCTCGACGCCCAGCGAGGTATTGACGGCGATGTCGTAGTAGGCACACGGTTCCTTGAGGAGGAGAAGGCGTACCTGGAGACAGTCCCGGTTTCCTCCGTGAAGTCTCAGCTTGAGAGCCGGGTTCTTGCGCTGAGTGTTGTGGAGTCGACCGTCACGGAATACGCAGCGGCTGGTGAGGTTATCAGCTGGTTCCTGGAGGGAGCCGGTGTCGCCGACAACGGTGAGGCGACCTGGAGCACTAAACGGTCCACGCTCGCCACTCGTGCCCTAGAAGCAGCGATTATCAAGTCGTACGAGCTCCGCGCCACATCTCCGACATGGGAGTTCAACGTAATCGAGGTGCCTGTTCTGCCGCCCACCCGCATCATGCCTTCACCGATCCACTCCCGCTGGGAGAGTTTCGTCAAGGGCCTCTGGTACGGGGATTGGGTCCACTCAATCGAGCCAGTCGCATCGTTCGATGCGAAATCCACTGAATGGGCCCTCGCCAACATCTTGGAGTCGTCGTCTCAGATCAAGTGGTGGCTCCGCATCTATACCAACGGGCCGATCTGGATCGAATATGACGGCGGGAAATACTTCGCCGACTTCATCGCTGTCGACTCGAATGGCGATCATTGGCTCATCGAGGGTAAGGCCGACGATGACGCAAGTGACCCCGACGTTGTCATGAAGCGGAGGGCCGCAGAAGCCTGGGTTGAGAAGGTGAACTCGGCAGGAGTCTACGGGGACTGGCACTATCTGTTCGCAACTGAGACCGTCATCGCCAACGCTAAAGGCCGCTGGCTTGATCTCACGAAGGAGGCGCGAGCACAACCGGCTCTTCCGACGTAGCAAGGCTTTAATCCTCGATCCACCGACGGGTTTCGACTCCTTGGCAATTCGGAACTGCACGATGCAGCTGCTGACTGATTCCGGTGCGGCTCAGTCATGGACGGATGACTTTCTACTGCTCGCGGACGATCGGGCCTCTGAACCAGCAGTATGGCAAGTGGGTCCCTGGATAGTTGAGGTAGAGGTAGTAGGTGGCGCGGGTATGGGTGTCGATGACATCGGTGTAGTCCGGCCCGATTAGGTACTCAACTGCGTCGGCGCTGATCGTGGTGGCGTGCCATGTGGTGAGTATTTCGTCGTCGGTGTCGTAGACGTCGATCCAAGAAGTCGTCCCATCGGGCAGCACGTTGTCGGTGTTCTCGAAGCGTTGAGTAAATGCGGCCGCTCGGGTGAGGACGAGGGTGTATCGGTTGGGTCGGTGTCCGAGGTAGTTGGGCACACGCGCTCCTATCCGAGGAGGAACCAGGGCCACCAGTGGTTGGTGCCGCAGTTGGCTGCGCTGACGAATAGTGGTGGTGCGGGATAGCCGCCGCCGTTGCCTGCTCCGTCGGTGCCGCGGCTCCAGTAGTAGGGGTGTCCGGGCTGTGTTCCCCAGGGCTGGTTGATGACCCAGCGGGCGACGGTGGCGAGTTTGTAGCCGCTGAGGCCGATGTAGTTGGCGAGGAATCCGACGCCGTAGATGTCGCCTTGGTGGGCGTTGATGGTGGGGATGTCGAAGCGGTATTGGGTGGAGGCGGCGTTGAGGACGGTTTTGATGTCGCCGCTGTCCCAGATCAGCGTCAGGTCACCGTTGTTCTGATCGAGGCTGTAGATGGCGACGAAGGCGGAGTTGACGAACGACCATCCGGCCGGGCCGATGATGAGTCCGACTTGCCGGTATTCGCGGTCGCGGATGGCGCGGATCATGCCGATTTCGATTGCGCCGGTGGCGGGTTGGTAGAACGGCGGTTCGGACAGGACGCCGTTGCCGTCGGGTTGTCGGGCGAGCAGGGCGAGGGGGAAGGTGGTGTCGTCGGTGGCGGTGAGATTGGCCCACAGTGGGATATCGGTCGGAATCTCGTCATAGGTGGGTCGCTGTTGGATGGGCTGGCGGACCTCGCGGCGATGAACATCCTGTGCGCCGGTGAACGCGCCGATGACGCCGGAGCGGATGGCGGCTTTGGCGTCTTCGGGTGATTGGTCTTGAAACCTGCGAAACGCCCCGAGGTTCCAGGAACCATCGGGGGTCGACTTGTCCGGAGTCGTCACCGGCCGCTACAGCTCGTCCTCGAGCCACGCCGGAATCGCCGGAGTATCCGGTGGTTCCACAGCGGGCACATGCTGACGTAGCTGTGAGGTGAGCTCGTCGCTGTGGCGCAGCAACTGCCGGATCAACCGCAGCGCGTCACGGAAACGCTCACCGTCGCTGCGGGATTGGCGTTCGAGCTCGGTGACGCGGGCGCGCAGTTTGCGGACCTCCCCGGCCTGGCGGGCAGTTACGGCGCCGATCACGGTGGCGACCGCGACGCCGAAAGCTTGGATGAGGTCTGCGTTGAGCCATCCCATCGGCTACTGCTTGCGGTGACGCCCGGTGGACGGGTCGGTGTCGAGGTGTTCGAGGACGGTCTGGATCTTGTCCTGGATTTGCCCGAGCACGGTGGTGACGGTGTCGATCTTGTCGTGTGCGGCCGCGACCGAGTCGACGATCGACTTGCCGTCGAGCTGGGGCCATCCGGTGGGGTCCAGGTCGGGGCCGGGTTGGCGGCGGGAGTCGGGTCCGGCAAGTTGGTCGACGACCCAGGATGCGTGTAGGTCGATGCTGGCCAATAGTTCGGCGACGGTGACTTCGTTGCCGTCCTTGTTGGTGATCATGTCGGTGAGCTGCATATCGAGTTCCTTCCAGAACAGGCGGGCGAGTTGGTCTCGCCCGCCGCGGATCGCGTTGACGTCGATGAGTTGGCCGCCGATAGAAGCGGTGGCCGAGAACTGGAGGATGGCGATGTCTTTGCCGCCCATCGGTTTCCATCCGGGGTGGTCGTGGCCGGGGTAGAGCTGGGCGGGGGTGCCGGTGCCGTTGACGTAGGAGGAGTTCCAGATCGGCACAGGCAATTCGATGAGGTCGGGTGAGCCCATGTGGTCGCGCCAGTACCAGCGCGGCAAATAGATCGGCAGCAGCTGGAAGCCTCGCGCGGTCAGGGCATCGACGCGGGCGAGGAGGTCTTCGATACTGGGTGCGCCTTTGAGGTCTTCGTAGTCGATCTGGATCGGCACGTCGGTATCGCCGAGGTAGGCAAGGGCCGCGTCGGCTTCGAGGGCGGGGGCAGTGTCGAGGCGGCAGTAGATGTAGCCGCCCCAGAACTGGAAGTGGGTGGCCATCTGTTCGCGGGCGCGGGGCCACAACGGATCCAGCCAGGTCCCTTCGCAGATTTTGTGGGTGGCGAAGCTCATGCCCTCGGCGGCCGCGACCGCGAAGTCGAATGTGTTCTGGTGGTTGCTGACATCGATGCCGAATTCCGTCATTGCCTCTCCTATTTCGCTGATGGATGTGCCGCGCCGGAGGGCGACGGCAGGATCGAGGGCCACAGGGCCAGATGAACGGCACGCGGCAGGCATCCGAATTCCGCTTGTCCGCAGGATTTTTCGATGCCTTGTCAGGTGTGCTGGTAGCGCGACAGGATCGCTGGGCGGGCTTTGCCGAAGTGGCGTTCGATGGCCAGCACCCGGTCGCGTTCGTCGGGGTCGGCGCGGCGCAGGTAGGCCATGACGGCTTTGACGCTGCGGCGGGTCGGATCGAACAGTGGCGGTGGATCGTTGGACGCCGATGCCTCGTCGGACACTGCCGTGGTGACCGGCAGCATCGGTGCGGGCGGCCCGTCGGGGACGGTGCCGGTCAAACCGAGTGCGGCCGCCAACTGCTGGCGTTGGCGCAGCGGGAGCTCAGCCACGAACTGGCGGACATCGAAGACATCTTCGGGCTCGGGGTCGTTGATGTCGGCCCAGGTGCCGGGCGAGGCCAGCCAGTGCGGGTCACCGGCACGTGGCGGCCGGTATTTGATGATCGGATCTTCGACCGGGCGAGCGCCGCAGTCCCATAACCGGCGTGAGACCTGCCGCAGGTGCTGGATCGGCAGTAGCAGCGGCGCGCCTTTCAATCCGGGGAGTCCGACGAGCATCCAGAGAAAGGCTTCTTCGGGGTCGGAGGGGTCGCAGTTGCCCCGGGTAGGGAACTGTCCGTCGGAAGACACCGGTACATCACCCGACCTCGGTTCGTGCGGTGCGTGGGCCCCTGCGATTCGATGGGGGCTATCGATCCCCGCGCCATTGCGCCGCGCTTGTTCGACACCGCGAGAGCCGGGCTCACCCCTGCTAGGAATTCTCTGTAGCCGATTACCGGCGTCGTCCTGATGCTTTTGGCATGCAAGCGGCGCGATCGTGCTGCCAGTCCGCCAGCCCCGCCGATCATCGCGAACTACTATCGGTGCCTTCGGATCAGGGAGGGAGTTTCGGTGATTGGTCGCGAAGCGTTGCGCGGAATCGTTCTCGAAGAGGTGCTGGCGCGGTTGCTACAGGACAACGGCTACAAGCTCCTTGTGTCCGAGCAGCAGGATCCCGATGCGCTCAAGCAGGCCAAGCACGGATTGCTCGTGCGTGGGCGCGGCGGCGAGCATCAAGCCGACGTCATCGGCGAGTTCGACCTACCTGTACCGTTCTGCCTTCCACTGCGTCTGTTCGTCGAAGCCAAGTTCACCAAACAGAAGGTCGGAATAGCGGTGGTGCGCAACGCCCACGGCACCATCCACGACGTCAACGAGCAGTACTCGCCCTTCTCCTCGGGCGTGCATTCGGTGCCGATCCGGCGGTACCAGTACCGCTACACCTTGTTCTCGGCCAGCGGATTCGCTCCGGAGGCGCAGCGATATGCGCTGGCCCAACAGATCTCGCTCGTCGATCTGTCGGGTTCTGGCTTCGCTGATCTTCTTAAGCTAGTCAGCGATATCGCGGACGCGACACGTGATCTCGCGCTTACGCGCGAGATCACCCGCTTGCCAGTTGGGCAGGTGCGCGCAGCCCTCCGGCGCGCATTGGGCACATGGACCGGAGGATTCGACACACCCGCTGAGAGCGACGAGACAGACGCACAGGACGAGTGGAGCCCAGACATGGGTGTCTCGTCCTACATGACTGTGGGTCGTATGCCTGGGAAACGAAGTTCGCAGGTGCTGCCGCACGACCAGCTCATGACGATCGCGAGTGACCTGCACAGCAACCGGCTCGGTAACTTGATCGTCGGGTTTCCCTCCGCGCCCTTCATCCTGGTTTTGCGGATCGAGTCCAGGGCAGAATTCTGGACCTATCTCGACCGGCACCCTGGCTCAGAGATTACCGTGGACATCAAGTTCGCCCATCGTGGAAAACACGACGGCGACTGGGTCATCGTCCCCCGTGATGGGCCGCCGCAGTTCCGCCTCGTTTTCGCGCTGCCGGAACTGCTCGCTGACTGGCTGCTCAACAGCGACGGCCCCGCAGCACCGCGGGTGCGCGACATCAAGCGAGGCATGCTGTCCTCGATCGTCGTCTTCCAAGGCAACCGACTCCTGCGCCTGCTGTACCAGCCGCAGGACCGCCGGTGAGTCCGACATGTTGGCGGACAAGGCGCAGCTTTGGTGTGCATCCCGCAACGTGGCCAACCGGTTGTGTCACCCGTCTGGACGACGGCGACGAGGTTCTCTGGCGGCCAGCAGGCCGGACGGCCATATCTGAACGCACAATGGATGATGCTGTCAGGCAAGCACTCCCAGTTCGTGTACGCCGGAGACGAGGTCGGAGACCATGTCGAGGGTGCGTTGGCCGCGGTCTTTGTTGCTGGTGGGGTCGCCGATGATGGGTCGCCATTCGGGGAATTGGTCGCGGTCCCAGGCGAGGGTGAGTTCGCGGACGCGGTCGATGCGGATGGTGTAGGTGTCGTCGCCGGGTGCGGTGGCGCCGATGCGGTCGCCGAGGAACCAGTGTCCGGTTTCGCCGATGACGTAGGGTGCGCCGTCGCGGACGGTGATCTCGTGGGTGAACCAGGATCGGGTGTCGTGGAAGCCCTTGCGTAGGGCCATCATCGCGGCGATCGTGTAGGCGCGACCGGGTGAGTCGGCCATGTACTCGAAGAATCGGGACCAGCCTGAGTTATGTTCTCGTGCCGCGGATTTGACTGCGTGCCAGGCGAGCAGTGTTCCTTGGTAGAGGGGGCGGAGCATGGCGTCGGTGGCTCCACCGACGGGTGGGACGCCGATCATGGCGGCGACGAGGTCGCCGGCCATTTGGACTCCGGCGGAGATGGTTTCGTCGACAGTGTTTGGGTTGTGGGTGCCCCACCCCAACCGTGGGGTGGGGCACCCACAACCCCCGGCATCGAGGACCCTCCGGTCACGACCTGCACTGCGGTGGAAGCAGTCTCGGTGAATTTGGAGGTTTCGATGCCGGTGTCGGGGCCGTCGAAGTAGACCGCGAACGGTGTGGTGACGTGGGTGCGGCGCTGTCCGGGGATCAGGTAGTCGGCGGGGGTAACCGGGTCGGTGATGGGTTCTTCGATGCTGTCGATGAAGTCTTCGCTGAACCGGGCGACGGTGCGCGCGAGGCCGTCGAAGGGGTTGCCGCCGTTGCTGGTGTCGCTGCAGTAGCCGGAGGTGTTCACGATGTCGATGACGAGCACCCCGTGGCGCAGCTGTGGTGCGCCGGGCCAGGGTGGTGGGTCGCCTTCGAGCCAGCGGCGGCACCGTACCGAGAGTTCGGCGTCTTCGAGGATGTCGCGGGCCATGTCGTGCCAGTACTTGAACCGTGAATGCGGTGTCGCCCACAGTGTTCCGGCGGCGAGGTCTTCGGCGAAGCTGGTCGGGGCGACGACCACCGACCACTGCGACATGTCCAGCCCGACCGCCCCCAGCCAGGAGGCTGGATCTAGGGGATCGTCGGGTAGCTGCCACCCGTGTTGCTGCACCTGCTCACGCAAGACGTTGAGGAACAGTGGGAGTTTCAATGCCCAGCGTGCTGGACCGGGGACTGGTCCGAAGGATCTGGGGATCTGTACTGAGGCGTCGAAGAAGGGGTTTGCCCAGATCAGGTAGTGCTTGAGGTGCTGGAAGTCGTGGACGAAACGTAGTGTCAGGACTTGGGTGCCGTCGGCGCGTCGTTCGATGGAGTGGTCGTGCAGGCGTCCGGACCAGCGGGCACCGGTCTTGTCGCAGGTGATGTGGATGTTGCGGCCTTCACCGGCTTCGACGCGGGCGCGGGTGCGCCATACCCATTTCGCTAGGGGGTCATCGAGTGGGAGTTCGAGCAGCGCGGTGCCGGTGTCGTTGTCGATCCAGGTGAACTCGGCGCGGTACTCCGAGCACACGACCCCGGCCAGGCGCCAGTGTCCGTCCCACAGCCGCACTAATGGCTGGGATTGGCGTTCGAGGTCGTCGGCGTGTTCGGCGGCGAGGGTGGCCTCCCAGATGGCCTCGCACTGCTCGGCCAACGACAGGGAGTCGAGGTCGACGCTCACCGCAGCCCCCATGCCCGGCTCCACAACCGGGGCTGACGTAACTCCGCTCGCGCGCCACCGGTTGGGGCGTCGTCGATGCTGATCGGTAGCAACGTTGGTGGGGTGCGGGGCGGGATGCGGTGCATGAAGTGCAGCCCGCCGAGGCGGCCGACGAGGTTGGTGCCGTTGAGGTCTCGCACATACAGCCGCGCCGGATCCAAATCGATGCGGGCACCGCCCTCCCGATCGCCGAGCATCGGCAGCGTGATCATGCGGTTGGCATAAGGCCCGGCGGGTGCCCGCCGATACTTCTTGCCGCGCCAGGACACATCCGGTATCCGCCAGCGTCCGCGGGTGAGCACCCACTTCTGCGCCATCTCGAGATCGGTGGGGTTGGAGACCTCGATGAAGCCCTCACTCGCCCCTTCACCGGTTTCCCAGAAGGTGACCTTTGTGGGTTCTTCCCACATCGGTTGCGCGGCCGTGACGGCCATCGGGACAACGGATTTGCGTAGTAGGTGTGGGTCGCGTTCGGATTCGAATTCGATACTTTTGTCGAGGGCGAGCCACAGCCAGCGGGTGGAGCGGTCGGTGCTGATCTGTAGTTTGGTGAGTGTGGCGTCGGGGTCCCAGGCGTCGAGTTCGTAGTCCCAGGCGTTGCGCCACGCCGAGTCGCGTTGTTCCCATTCCTCGGGGTCGGTGCCGTGGATGTTGACCGCGAAGGTGATGTCGCGTTTGAGATAGCGTTTGCCTTGGTAGGTTGCACCGCGCTGGTAGACCGAGGATTTGTAGGTGGTGGTGACCGGGGCGTCGTTGATGCCCTTGGGGCTGGTGGCCAGGGTGATGACATCGCGGTCGGCATCAGGGCCGTTGATGATCCAGTGCGAGTCATCGACCCCTAAGACCTCGACAGTGACTGAATCCGGATGCACCACAACCGATGTCACCTCCTAGCGGTGTGCTGCAGCGCACGCAGGTCCGCGATCTGCAAGGCACGCCGGTAGCCTTCGTCCACGTCGCGGGTTTGGACGGTGATGTGGGTGGAGTTGTCGATGTTCGATACCGGTGCCGCGGCTGGGGTGAGGGTTGGCGCTGGTGGCGGCGCGACCTGGTTCATCAACGCCTGGTAGTCCGCGGCCCCGGCCGTGCGGGCGGCCTTGGTGGCCTCGAACACCTCGTAGGCGCGGCGGTAGTCATCCACAGCCCGGACCCGATCCGAATTCAGCAGGTTCGGAGCACCGATCACCGACAACGCATCATCGACCTGATTGTCGAGGAAACTCTTGCCCGCGCTGGTGAATGCATCGGTTGCTTTCTGCCCCAGCGATTCCCACGTGTCCAGGCCGAGTCCCTTGCGGGCGGGATCGGCCAAACCGGGCTGGGTTTGGCCGGGTACGGGTTGGGTGAGGGAGTCGATGAGTTCGCGGAACCAGCGCCATTCCTCGTTGGTGAGGACGGCTTCGGGCTTGCCCGAGGTGTTCCAGCCGAGAGTGTCGGGTTCCCATATGCCGCCGGTGTCGTAGCCGTGGCCGTGTCCCCACATTTGCGACAGGTCCATGCCGTAGCGGGACTTGTAGTAGCGCAGGGCGGCGACCATGTTCGAGAACGGGTCACGGCGATCATCAGGCAGCGTTGGGTCACGGTGTGCGGCAAAGGTTCCCGGAATGATCTGCAACAACCCGACACCCGCGGATTCACCGGTGCCGTTGATGTCAACGATCTGCTGGGCGATATCAGGGTCGCCACCGGATTCGGACTGGATCTGCGACAGCATGATGTCGACCTGTCCAGGGTCGAAGCCCTCCCGCTTCAACGCATCGATCGCCATCGCCCGCCACCGCTGCACACCCTCACCCGGCGGAACTGCGGCGCTACGCGAACCGGTTCCGGAGGACACACTCGCGGTCCGACCTGCGATCACCTGCGTGGCGGAGTCGGTGACCTGCTGCAGGACCGCGCGGGGTAGTTGCCCGATCCCGCCTCCGAGGTCGGGGATCGAGTCGGCGAGGGTTTGGACGGGAGTGAGGAACAGCTCCGCGATCTTGCCCCGCAGCCCCGCAGTGACCGAGGACAGGCGGTCACCGATCCAATCGGTGACCGACCCGAACACCCCGCCGCCGTCGCGGAAGCGGGGTAGCCGCCCGGCGCGTGCGGCGTGGCGCAGCCGCAGCATCGCGCTGTGACCGCCGACAGCGTCGACTTCGTCTGCGGTCCAGACATGTTCGTCGCGCGACAGCAACGCAGGCACCGAATCAGAAATCCGTGATCCCGGCCCAGTGACCCTGCCCTCCGTGGCGGGTCCGCCCGTGGCGCGTTTGGCGACTTCGACCAGTGGCACGTCCGCAGCCCACTCCGGCAGCAGCGGGATAGCGGTGCGGATGGCGTTCCAGGCGCCTTTGAATCCGCCGTTGACGATATTGGAGATGACCCAGTTGATCGGCGTGGCCATCTTCTCGCGCAGCCCGTCCCAGGCCTCGCCGATCCCGGAGACGATGCCCGCCACCCGAGTACGCAGCCCATCGAGGGAGTCACCGAAGCCGGTCAGGTTCAGCGAAGCACCTGAGAGCGAACCTGGCAGGTGGTCATCGAGCGATTCGCGGATGCGCTCGAACGCCTCTGGCACCTGTCCGAGCTTTTCGATGAGCGTGAATAGAGCGCCCTGGAAGATATTGATACCGGAGATATCTCGGATCAGATCCAAGAACTCGTAAAGCTTTTCGGCGGCGCGTCCGATCCAGACGGCGAGGCTGGCGAGGTTGGTGACGGTGGTGCGGACGTCTTCCCAAAAGTCCTTCATCGCCTGGCGGCCCTCGGGTGAGTTCAACCAGGCAGAGAATCGGTCGAGGTTGCGCACCAGGGAATCGATCATCGACTCCCCCGACGGCTCGGCGGTCGTGATGAGCCCGGCGAGGGCTTTGCCGATCGATTTCGCCAGCTCCCAGATCCGGCCCAGCGCATCGAGGGAGTCCTTGAGGAAGTCCCTGAATTTCTGCTGCCCATCGGTGCTTTCGGCCCAGGCCCGGAAGCTGGCCATCGACTCGGCGAAACTCGTGCTCGCGTCGGGCAGGAATTCCGAGCCGACTCCAGCTAGGGACAGCAGGCCCTGCACCAGGTCGTTGACGCCGTCGATCAGCGGGCCGATCGCGGCTTGGGCATTGACGAAGATCTTCTCGAGCTTGTCCCCCGTCGCCGGGGTCGACAGGTCATCCAGGACACGACGCAGGCCAGTGTTGATCGCGCCCGCGATCCCGGCCAGACCGTCGCGGACGCGGTCGAGTTGGGCATCGGCGAGGTGGATGACCGCGTCTCCAAGGCCGTCGAATAGCGGCTGCTGCACCGCCATCCGGAACCCGGTCCAGGCAGTGCCGAGTCCGCGGATCTTGGTGACGAAATCCTGGGCAGCCGGGGACAGTTTCGCCATCGCCCGCTCGAATACCTCTGCAGCAGACGACATTTGCGAGGTAGCGTCGGCAACCGCCGTTTGGGCGTCGGCGAGCTGGGTTTCGGCGTTGGTGAGATTTTCTCGGCCGGCCACGACTTCGTCGCTGCCCTCGATCCCTTTGGCCTGGGCGTCGGCGAGTTGTTCGTCGATGTCCGCGCGCCGCGCCCGTGTTTCGAGGAGGGTTTGTTCGGCGTCGGCGATGCGCTGGTTGGCGCGCACATACTCGAGCGGGTCGGTTGATTGCAGCTGCGCGAGATCGCGGCGGGCCTCGGCGATCGAGAGCAGGGCGTCGCCTTCGTTGAGGGCTGCGCCGCGCGCTTGCAGTTCCAAGTCCCGCAACCGTTTCGACGCCTCGGCGTAGGCGGTGTTGAGCGCCTTACGAGCGGTCTCGACTGCTTTAGTGGCCTGCTGCTCACTGCGCTGGGCAGCGGCGATCGCCTTCGTGCGGGTTTCGGCGTCTTGGCCCGCGGTCTCCGACATCTGCTTGGCGGCAGCGAAAGCATCCTTCACCCCGGTCACGCCGACAGCGATCGTCGCGATCCCCGCTGCCGCGGCCGCCGCAGCGGCGGGTAGCAACCCGAGGGTGCCCGCGGCTTGCGCGGCGACCGCGACCAACGGAAACAGCGACCCGAGAACCAGCCCGGCTACCGCCACCTTCAACGCACCCGCCGCCGCTGATGCGAGGGTCATCGCTGAGCCGAGCCGTCCCATCGACATCCCGGCCGGTCCTGTAGCGCCGCGCAGTTGCGCGAGTAGTTGCAGCAATAGCAGCAGCTGGGATTGGTCGATCTCGATGCGGATGCGGATGACCCGGTTGCGGAACGGCGCCAACGCGGTATTCAATCGGGCGGCGAACCCGGTCAGATCCGGTTCTACCTGCACCTTCACCGTCAGGTTGCGCATCCGTGACAGCCGGGTCCGCAGCTCGGTGGTGAATCCGCTCAGATCCGGGATGACCTGCACCCCGAAGGTGGCGCGGATGCGTTGCAGTTGGGTGCGCAGGCTGGTGAGGAAGTCCCGCGCCAGCTCCGGGACGACGCTCAGGCGGGCTGAGCCTGCGGAATAGGACTGCGCCACCAGCTCACCGCCCCTCCTACACCTGAACTCCCAACCGGGTAAGGACATCGAGGACCTGGTCCCGGTCGGCACGCGCACGAGCCTGCGCCTCGGCGGTCATCGGGCGCGGCTCCGGCGGTAACGGAGCGGCCGGGGTGTCGGCGAACACCGAGGCGACGACGCGGATGAGTTCCTTGGTGATATCGATATGCCGCAACGCCAACAGTGAGGGCAGGTCGTAATGCAGGGGCGACAGTGGTTGCGGCTCAGCCTCTTCAGCGGGCTCCTGCCGGGCGCGGAGTTCCCCGAGGTCGGGGTCCATCAGTAGGGCGGCTTGGTAGTGCGACCACATCGGTAGCCGCCGCAGCAGCCGGATCAGCTGTGACCATGGCCGCGTGCCTCGGAAGTAATCGAGCAGATCCCAGCCACGCTCGAATAGGTCGGCCTCGATCTCCTCACCACGCTCCTCGATGAGGCACACGAGGCCAATCAGCCCCCCGGCAGCTCACCCGCCTGTTGCGGGTCGGGCAGCGAATTGAAGTGGGTGTTGATGGCATCGAACAACGGCCACAGCACCTCGGCGGGTTCGTCTTTCACCACCGCCCACACCGCCTCGAAACCGTCCCCGCATAACGCCTCGAACAGCTCCCGGATCCGCCCGGTGGGCATGTCCTGCCCGTCCAGTAGTGCCGCCAGGGTCAGTACCTGCCACACGGTGTCGGGTTCGTGGATGGGTGTGGCGGGGGTGGTGCCGTCGAACATGTAGGGGTGTTTGCGTTTCCGCTGCCGTGTTGCTCTGGCTTCGTCGCGCATCTGCAACCAGGTCGACTTCCCTGGCGTGCTGGTGTCGGGGTTCTTGCGGCGCGGTTTGCGTCGCCTCGCCGAGTTCGCCATTTATGCCACCTTCTGTGGTGTGCCCGCGGTCCCACTGGTGCTGGCGGGCGGCGGAGTCGGGGGTGGGGTGGCGATGGTGAAGCCCATCGGGATGACCAAGTCACCGACGCCAGGGCCGCACAGGACATTGCGCATCGAATAGCCGAGCTTGTCATCAACGGTGGCCTTGACCGTGATCGGCCACGACGCGACCTGTTCGGCGTTCCACTGCTGCTGACCGACCTCGGTCACCGAGGCGCGCGGCATCACCCGCAACACCCACTTCTCCCGCGCACCGACACCATCGACGAACAAGAAGATCACCCGATAGTGGATGGTGTCCGGGGAGACCGGCTCGTTCCACGACAACTCCTTGGTCACCGCATCAGCCTTCACATCAGCCAGACTGCGACCCGAAACCAGCTCCAGCACAGCACGTTTGAACTCCTGGGCGGTGAACCCGACACTCATGTCGCGTTTGACGATGTCCGAACGCGTCGGCTCGAGCCAGCCCCAGCTCTCGGTCTCCGACAGCTGCTGCTCGGGCTTGAACTGCGGGCCACCGGATTTGTCGATCAACCCCAGCGACGAATACCCCTCCAGCGACTGGAACTTCGCCGACGCCCCCGCGGTGAACGCGATCGGCACCTCGACGGTCATCGGCGCGACAAGCACCGCCCCCTTGAGCGGTTTGAACAGCAGATCCTTGTTCGCGTTGACGATCTGCTCGAAGGTGGCTACGGACATCAGGAATCCCTCACTCCCGCGAACGCGCCGCTGCCTCCCACCTCAGCGGGTGGGAGGCAGCGGCGGCGATGGTCAGGCCGCTTCGGCCGGATCGGTGCCTGGGGCGGGGGCGGGCTCCTCCGAACCCGGCGCGGGAGTGGGCTGTTCGGTGCCCGGCTCCTGCGGGTTCTGTGGCTGTTCACCACCGGGTGCCGGGGTGTCGGCGACCACGTCGTCGAGGGCCTGCACGCGTTGCTTGAGGGCGGTGAAGTCCAGCTGCTCACCGCCACCAGCGGCGACCAGGTCTTCCAGGCGGCTGATCTCGGTGACGATCTCGCCGCGCGCCTTGTCCAGCTGGGCGGCCAGGGCGTCGATCGTGTCCTGCTGTGCCATAACGGTTCTCCTTATTTCTTCGAGGTGATCACCCTGGTTGGTGATCGTGATGTGCCATATCGACATGGCGGTCCCTCCTTTGCCGGTAGGGAGTACTGGGTGAGCAACCGGCTGGATCTCGTTGTGTCCGAGCTGATTCCAGAGTTCGGTCTCACCGGGTGCGGTGTGGCTGCGCGACTTCGTCGCCTAGCAGGTGGGCATTTGAGGTGCATCGATGACTGATCGGGAGCCGAGCCAAGTCGACGTCGCTGGGGGCTTTCCGGCGGGACAACCGGTCGAGTTGCGTCACCTTCTCGTGGCCACGCGATGTCGCATACGTCAATCCCGGCGCGAATATGGTGGTGCGGGCGCTACTGCTTGCGTTCGTCGACTACGAGGTGTCGAAACTTCCTGAGCGACAGCCAGATCCGGACTCGGAGACCGCGCAAAAGCCGTCGCAGATCATCGCCTGCTACGAGCTGTTGGACAAGACGCAGCGAGCACCAAGCGGCGACGGGCCGCCCACCGTTTGGTTCTGGCGTAAACAAGCGATTGACTCGGTCGCCGCAGGCCGTGGCGTTGGAGTCTCGGGATACTTTTGCTTCATCATCGAGCGTGGCATGATCGCACAGCACGCAGACCGGAGGGGGCGCGGTGCGACCAGGTGATCGGCGGGACGGTGTTGCCGCGGTGGCCCATGCGACTGGGTTGGCAGTCGATGCAGCCCTGGTGCTGCAAGCATTAACCCATCGTTCCTTCGCGTACGAGCACGCCGGACAGGTTCACAGTGAGCGTCTGGAGTTCCTCGGCAGTGCCATGGTGTCACTGGGAGTCTCCGATGTGCTGTATGACAGAAACAGTCATCTCCACGAGGGCCAGCTGGAGAAGCTGCGTACGGCGGTGGTCAACATGCATTCGGTCGCTGATGTCGCGCGCCGTTGCGTACCCGGCGGCTTGGGGCAATACATACGGCTAGGTCGTGGTGAAGCCGCTACCGGCGGGCGAGACAAGGACAGCATCCTCGCCGGTGCGTTGAAGGCGATCGTCGGTGCCGTCTATCTGCAGCACGGCATCGATACCTCATCACGGTTGGTCTCAGCATGGTTCGAGCAGGCGATAGCAGCGGCGACACAGGACCCCGGCGGTGGTCCGGACTGGAAGACGAACCTGCAGGAGCTGACGGCAAGCCGGCAACTGGGCATGCCGGAGTACACGGTGCGGGATCGAGGGCCGCAGCATGAGCGGCGGTTTACCGCCACGGTCTTGGTGGGCGGCGCAGTCGTAGGTGTAGGCGAGGGCGGTAGCAAGAAGCAGGCTCAGCAGTATGCCGCGCAACAGGCTTGTACCACGCTGGGCGCCGCGAATCTGGGCTAGCCGAACCGACGCCAGAATGCGATAATCGGCGTTGTCCTCGCCATCTGTCTCTTCTCTGTGGGGGTGGCCGCTACAACGGCCACTGTTGTAGAGCTCCGCGCAGCTGGCGTTGTTTCTTCGCATGCCAGGAGAACAACGCTGATGTCTGCGCCAATGGCCCTGTTGTCGATCACCTCGGTAGCCTTTGCCGTCTCGGTTGTCCTACGCGCGTCGACCGATGCCTTCGCGGTCCTTCTCGCGACGGTCGTCGCCTTGTTCACGCGTGAACTTCGCGCCCGCCGAGCGATAACCGTATTGCGGCTGCTGCTCAACGCTCGCGCGACCCGGCGATCACGCATCCACCGTGCGCTGAGCACGGCTGAAGGTCCTTCGACGCCGCCGCGACCATGATTAGGTCAGGGATGCCGAATCCCGCAGACGGCGGTCACAAACCGCTACTGCGTTGATAACGATGTATGCGCCAGAACACTTCATCGGTCTGGCTACAACGACCGAAGTGACAACTGGTAGACGGCTGTTTGTTTGCGGTCGCTGGGATCGGGCATGGAAGTGTCCTGGCCACCGGTGATCTCACGAGCGGTGTCGATCAGAACACCATCGACGAGGGTGCATCCGGATTCGGTGATGCGTTGGCGACAGGCTTCTTTCATGTGTTCGGCCTGTTCGTCGGTGCTGGCGTAGTTATCGACGCGCACGATAGGTCGGTCGGTGACGCCGTCTTCGGCTCCACCGATGCGGCGAACGAGGTTGTAGGGCAATGGTTGTCCTTGCCGCTTCGTCTTGACAGTCGGCGCGATCGGTGTCAGCAGGGTGATGAGCACTTCGTGCACGTTCGGGTAGGTAGGCATCACAGGCCCTCGATCAGGTGCAGCAAGTCGGCCATGATGTGTTCGGCGGTGTTGTGTCGGGTGCCTTCTTCGCGGTAGCGGGCGTAATGGCTGTAGGCAAAGACGACACCGAATTGGTGGCCTTCACCTGGGTCGACATAGCCGGTGACGGAGGTGGCGTTGTGTCCGGTGCGCCGGTGGGATCGGGTGCGCCAGTAGTCCGCGCCGACCTCGACGATTTGTTGCAGAATCTCGCGGGTGTCCTCGCCGACGTCGATGGCGAGGTCGAGGGTGTTGCCGGTGGGGTCGTAGTCCACGAAGCCTCCTGCGGTGGTTCAGAATCCGCAGGTGATGCGGAAGCATCTCCCCTGCGTCCAGCCGGTCTTGGGGTTGCGTGGAGTTAGGACCGCGCCGACGATCCGGAACGGCTCTCGATAGACCTTCACGCGGTCGATGGCGAGTACATCGGAACCGAGCGTGGCGGTCGACCGCTACGCTCACCCAGCCACATAATCGGCTCGTTGCCTGTGGCGGTCAGCTTGCCCGGGTGCGGCATTCACTACCCCATGAGCGTTATCGCCCTGCGGGTCCCGGCGCTGGATGGTTCCGTGTCGGAGATCGGTGCGGGCGTGGCGGAGTCGGGGCTCTCAGCTGCGCCGGAAACTCATTGATAGGCAATGCATCGCATACGGCGGCCTTCACGGCGTTCGTTACGCCGGTGGTCCGCAGACGACCTGACGCCGCAGGCCCGTAGGGAGCACGGAGGCCGTAGCTGGCATGGAGGTCTATTGGGCAGTGGTGGATGTCTGAGGACTGCTCGGCTGATCGGCCTTCGACGGCTCATGCGGAATGTGCAGAAGCAGCCCGATGGCCAATCCCACACTCACTAGAAACATGAACACCGCCATGAATATCTGCCGCGTGTGAAACTTCGCCGGATAGAAGCTGCCTTCAACTGACAACCAGCGAGTAATGGAGGTGTACAGCGCGGCGCCGGTCAAGAACACCGCAAGAAAACTCAACGCAGCTACAACACTGAACCGTACAGCATAGCTGTCTGTCGGCACGCCGATAAACGTCGCAAGGCTCAAACCATCCGCAGTTGTACCCAAGCCTGTAAGAAATATCTCAATGGGTCTTTTCGATTTTTCCGAAGATGCGCTATCCATCAGACACCCGGCGCCTTACGTCATCATACTGCGGAAACGCATTAAGCCTGAGTCTCGTCGATTGCCTACGGAGAAGGCTCCATTGTTCCCGCTCGGAGATCTCAATATAGACCTCGCCGATGAGGGAGGCGAGCTCAGCCGAGAGCTGCAAGGTGTAGTCATGCGCCATTCGTCGACGCTGCCTTTGCAAAGCGCGCACCAGGACGAACAGGACGATACTCGATATGAAAATTGGAATCCCGGCCAGATTGAGCGAGGAAAGCGATCTAATAGCAAACAACGAGGCTGCTAGCGAAAGGCCGACGGCAACGATTAACGATACGATCGTGAATGTTCGATTCTCCTCGTGGCGGTGGCGCTCATCCGCTTCGCCAAGCAGCCGCTCGGCCGCCTGTAAGGCGTTCTCCATATCATGGCCGTCCGCGAGTTGCCAGTCGCGCAGGCGACGCACTTCCTGAAGGTCTAGACCGTCATCTTCTGGTATATAGGGTCTAGGCATGGCACAATTCTCCGAGGTTGTCGACTAGTATTTTGAGAGACATATCCCGCTGGTTGGCATTGAGCAGACTCGGTGAAGTAATTGTTCCGAATGATGAACCGAACTTATATTCCTCCGTTTCGGCAGCGACCGGAAGAACGTAGTATTTTAATAGATCTCGCCCGACGTAGTTCAATAGTTGTTGAGCGTGTTGATCGAAGTCACTTCCGCGTCCCGGCAAATAATAGTTCGCTACCGAGCTTCTGTCCGACCAATACAGGTCGGCCTTGTTTACCAAGACCAGAAGCCACTTCGGACAGAGATATTTGTTGCCATCGGTCAAGGAGAACTTCGCACGAATATCCTTGCATATCTCTTCGAAGCCAGCCGCTTCCGTCTTCTTGTTGCGGGCGATGAGTCCGTTTATGTCGAATGCCCCTCGCCGCATCAGCATGTCCGCAACCACATCTGAGAAGGCTGGCCAAATATGGTCGAAACCCGCACTTGCGAGGTAGACAACGCCATCGACTCGTGCGGAGTCCCCGAACAGGAACCGCGTTGCGGCGTAGCGCGGACGACCCGGTTGGCCAGGGATGGTCGTCAGCGCCGTCGAGACCTTCGCATGGTTGACCATGGACAACATGTACCCATTGTCGCGCGCAACACTCATCACCGCGGGAGTGTTGCTATGTAGTGTCAACTTCGACCAAAGTTGGCTCTTGCCAGCGCCAGCGTTTCCTGCAATGACTACCGGGACACGATCCAAAGGTGCGAAGCGACTAGCCCTTAGCCCAAGATCGGGCGCAGTGGCACTGGTCCGGATTTGGTGCATGGCCTGCGACCACATGATCACAAATGAAAGCTACAGGAAGCAAACGGATTTCGCTCTGGGATCTGAAATTCACGCTCACTTCCCACAAACCAGACGGCATCGACCATCGGGTATTGCCGGATGCGGACGCTGGGATCGACAGCGTCGCTCAGCCGCTCTTGCTATCACACGCAGTAGTAGTGACGATACGCGGCGACAGGCCGCGAGGAGGAGAAACCGGACGCCATCAGAGTCAGCGAATCGGCATGTCCGCGTTCAGAATCCTCGTGCGATGCGGAATCGTCTGCCTGGTGACCATCCGGTGAGTGGGTTGCGTGGAGTGAGGATGCTGCCGACGATGCGGAAAGGCTGGCCATCGACCTTGGCTCGATCGGCGGGTAAGACGTCGGAATCGAGTGGGGCGGTGATTTGTGCTGCGACGGTGATGGTTTCGCCGTCGATGTATTCCTCGCTGGTCGTCCAGGAGATCGCACACGGGCCGATGGTGTGGCTGGGGTGGGCGTAGCGGTCGAGGAGTTGGCCGTGTTCGTCGCGCAGGTCGCCGTAGGCGTCGGGTTCGCCTTCGCGATATATCTCGAGCATCACCCCGTGCGGGTAGTCCGGTGTGGTCATCAGCAGATGAGTGGTCGCCCGCTGGCCAATCCTGCGTTGCGGAGCATGAGAACTGCTTCGTGGCAGAGGCGTTCGGCTGCCCGCCGGATGGTGTCGGGGTCTGGGCGGCTGTAGGTGACCGATCCGCCGTCGGCGCTCTGGCTGGCGATCACTGGCTGTAGCCCGGCGGCCGAGGGATCGATTCCGGCGTTTACCCATGCGATGACCTGCAGGCAGGTTGCTTCGCGCAGCGCTTCGCGCAGGTCGTCATCGGCAGGTAAGCCCGCGGGGGTGATGTCGTAGAGGTCGTTGCTGGTGATGTCGCGGATTCGGGTGGAGGCCGCCGTGATCAGCGCGACGGCATGGCTGGGGATAGGGTCGAGACGGCCGGTGAGGTCAGCGGGGGTGGCGTAGACGAGCATCACGCCGCCGCCGAGGTCTTGGCGGCATCTTTACCGGTTGGTGTATTCCGTTTCCCGGTCCCGGGATTCGAGTCTGCACCACTGTTGGCCGTCTGTGTCCCGGGTGCCGGTGCTGGAGTCGGGCCGGGTGCCGGAGCGGGGTTCGGTGCGGGTGCGGTGGTGGCGTTGGGGCCCTTGAGCAGCACGGCGCGGGCAGGGTCGAGGCATGTGACGCCGTAGAGGGTGTCGACGGAGATCACGGTGGTCTTGTGCCGGATGTCGTAATCCATCGCCACACGCATGGACAGGCCCTTGTATTCGACGGTGTACACGTCGGCGCCGGGCGGCAGTTCCATCGGCGCGGACGCGAAAGCGAAAGCGGTGGAATGGAAGGCGACACCGACCTCGGTGCTCGGTTCACCTGGTGCCGGGTTGGGTGCGGGCTGGCCGACGTTCTGGGTCCAGAAGGCGTCGAACCCGACGATCTGTTGCCCGATGGATCCTTGCCGCAGCGCCGCGGTGGAATTGGATTTGTCCGCGTGCAGCAGCAGCGGTTTGCCGAGCCAGCGGGCCTTGGTGGTCGGACCCACCACAGCGCGCCGTCCGGGTGCGGGGACGCTGTTGATGTCGAGCAGGCGTCCGGCTTCGATCAGGTTCTCGGGGTTCTCCCATTCGCGGCCGGTGCCAGCTTCCATGGGTTCGGCGCCGCAGTGCTGGGTGACCTGGCTGCGCAGCGAGAGGATGTCGCGGTCGACTTTCTGGGAGATCGCTTCCATGGCGGGGCGCAGAATCTGTTCGTCGAAGCTTTCGATATCGAGGGTCAGTTCCTCGCTGGTGACTTCGACCGAGACATCGGCGATGGTGTCCAGGACGACGGGGATCTTGGATTCGGCGGTGTCCTGGATGACGATGCCGCGGGCACGGTCGAAGGTGGTGGCTTCGAAGCGTGGGGGTCGTTTGACGTTGACAGTGTTGCCGACCTTTTGTGGCCCGAAGTCGCTGGAGACGTCGCGGTAGACCAGCGGCAGCATGACAGTGAGCTCATAGAGGTTGGCCAGGCCGCGACGCGCCAGGATGTCGGGGGTGAGGAAGATGTTGGGCACAGCGGGTCTCCTACTCAGGTGCGGGAGTCGGCGATCGAGTCACGGACCTTGCGGCGGATGGCCTCGATGTCGTCGTCCACCGCTGGGGCGGGTGGGGTGGCGTTGGCCGCGTTGAATTCCCCGCCCGAGCGTGGAATCGGTGGGGTGTTGGCGAGTTTCGGGTTGGTGGTGATGGCGTCGGCGACCAGCGCGTCGATTCGGGTGGTGAAATCTGTTGCATCTGTGTCGAGTTCGTCGAGGGAGCCGGTGCCGCGCAGGTATGGGATCAGTAGTTTGTGGTCGCCGTGGTGGGTGTCGGCGGCCGAGGCGATGGCGTCTTTGATGCGGTAGTCGCGCAGTTTGCGGTCCGAGGCGCTGGCGCGGTCGGTGAGTTCGGCGATGACCTGCTCGGGATCGGTGTTCTCATCGGCGACCAGGCCGAGCGCGCGGCCGATCTCCTGCACCATGGCGTCGCGGGCTTGCTGGGCCGCTTGATCGAGCGCGGCCGACGCACCGCTGCGAGCGTCCTCGAGGTCGCGGCGCAACTCGGCGATCACCGCTGACAGCGCAACAGGATCCAGATCCTCGGTCGGCTCCGGTGCAGGCTGCGCCGGGGTTGGTTCGGTCGGCGGCGATGGTTCCATGAGCGGAGGCGGGTCGGTCGGCTCAACTGGTGGGGTGGGTTCGTCGGACATACGTTGTTCCTCACAGAGGTTGTGCGTGTTTCGATTGCGGAAACCGGAGCGCAATGACCTCCGGCTTCCCTTCGGCGTGATTTATCGCGCGAAACGACCTGTGGCCGTTTGTGATCCGGTGAGATCCCGTTGTGCTGGCTGGCTGCGGAGGTGTTGTTCGACTTCGGTGCGGATGCGGTCGACTTCGTCGTTGACGTCGTCGCCGGACCAGTTCGGGTTGCGTTCGCGCACAGCCTGTTCGGTGGAGATCAGATCCGTGGTTTTGAGGGCAGCGAGCCGTTGTGCTGTCTCGAGCGGCGGCGCTTGCGCGCGGACGGGCCAGCGCACTTCGGGATTGGTTTTGAGTTCGATGCGGCTGCCGAAGTGGACGCGGTCGAGTTCGGTGATAGTGCGTGCGAGTGGGGCCAGTTCGGCTTTCCAGTAGTTGATTTTCTGGTCACGGGTGGCTTCGGAGAGTTTGTCGCGCGAGTTGACCTCGGTGGCGGTGATCAATCCGGCGGCGCGGGCGTCACCAAAGGTGGAGACGGATAGACCCGCGCCGCGCAGGATGAGTTCGGTGATCTCGGTGGCGGTTTCGCGGTGTTCTTGCCAGCGGATGGTGAACTGCTGCGGGATGATCGGCGGGCTACCGTCCTTCAGACTGCCCAGTGTCGTACCTGGTAGTGGGGTGAAGATCGCCTGCTCGGAGTCGAACACCGCGCCCGAGCCCGGTCCGCGGGATTGGGTGAGCGATTTGTCGACGAACAATCGGCTGCGGCCGAGGTCGATATCGCGCATCCACGCCGACCATGTTTCATCGAGCGCATCCAGAAGCGGTTCTTGCCCTTCGAGGTCGGAGCGGCCCAGCGACGCCAAACCTGGGGTGTGGCGCCAGATCCGGTTGAACCGCACGTTCGGTATGTAGCAGGCGGTGAGGGTATTAACCCCAGTGGCGATGGCGGAGTCCGCATCGACAAGTGGTGCAGCCCATGCGGTGTCGGGGTGCTCGATCAGCGGGCGGCGCTGACCGAGTCGGTCACGGCCGCCGAGGTAGAGGCCGTGATAGATGCGGCCGGGTGCGTGATGTTCCAGATGCCGCCACACCACACCATTGGAGCTGTCTTCGGCGACGACCTGCCAGAACGTCACACCGACCAACCGGTCGTAGCGCCAGCGCGGCACAGCGCAGTCAGCGGCCATCTTGCCGAGGTTGACGTGGTCGCTGACGGCTCGGTCCCACCATGCCCGCAGATACACCCCACCCAACACCGAGGCGAGCTCGCCGGCCTCCAGCAAGGTCGCGGCCGTATCGGCTCCCCCGAGCAGCAACTCCAGGCGGGATTGGGCAGTTTTGCGGTCCCCGCGAGCGTCGTCCTCGCCGATGACGAAGCGCGGTGGTTGGGAGAACAGCAGGCTCGATGAACCCCGCGCGAGGTCGGCGGCCAGTGGGACGTGCAGGCGTTTGGTGGCTTGGGGGTTGGGGCGGCCCCAGAAGAAGCGGGCGATGCGTCCGACGAGACCGCCGGAGAACTGCGCGGGCCGATACGCCGGGTAGCGGCGATAGATGTCGGTGAGCCGGTTGGTGTCGCCGGTGTACCAGGCATCCCACACCGCCATCGCTTTGTGTGCTTGGTCGAATGGTGGTGGCGGCCAGGCGATATTCGCGTCAGGCAGCATCGGGGACCTCGTCGAATCCGATCAACGGACGCCACAAGCGTTCAGTAGTGATCACCGCATAGCGCAGGGCATCAATGCCGTGATCGTTGACTTTGATCGGAGCGTCCTGGCCTTCTTCGGTCGCGGTGGTCGACCAGGAGTAGCCGGGGATCTCCAACAACAGGGCTGGGCAGCGGGTGGAGATCCGAAGCAGGTTGCGGGCGAACAGCATCGCCAACACGCGTAGCCCGTAGAGGACGTCGTTGTCTGCGGCCGCGGTCTCGATGCCATCGGCGTCGAGTTGCACCCGCAGTGACGCGGCCGATGGGTCGGCGATGACGTGCTCGGCGCGCATGCGAGACTGGCGCGGATCCGGTAGGTGAGCTTCTGTCAGCCAGGCGCGTAGGTCGGCTGATAGTTCGGAGTCGGTTTTGCGTCGGCTCATTGTCGATGGCTCGTAGCGGTATTCGTCGACCGCGTAGAGGACACCGTCGACACCGAGGCCCACCAGTACGGCGTGGGTGGGGTTGGTGGTGCCGTAGTCGATGCCGATCGCGATCAGCTGCCGCATCAACGGCAGTGCCGCCCAGTCGATGACGTGCTGGTCGGTCCAGGAGTCGAACACCGACCCGTCGGCGGCAACCCAATGCCCCAGAATGAAGCGGCGATACCACAACCCGCTGTATTCGCGTTTGTACTGAAGCTTGCGCTTGTCCGACAGGGCGGGGTTGTCATCGAGCTCGAAATGCCATGTCCGCCAATCCGGCAACAACGGTTCGCCGTCGGCGTCGAGTCTGCCGATGCGATCGAGGAACTCCCGTTTGAGCCAGTGCACCGGGTTGTCGGGGTTCGTACTGCCGAACAGGCGGGCGTCATCGAGACTCATGCGCCCAAGTAGCTGGCGGAAGAAGTCCGGGCGGATGACGGTGATCTCATCGACGTAGGCCCCGGCCACGGTCAGACCACGTAACGACATTTCAGCTTTGGCGTCGCTGGCTCCGAGCATGTAGACGCGGCGCCCGAGGATGGTCGCCGTCGGTGCGCCCAGGGTGTAGGACACCCGCCCGGCGAGGTGCCCGAACAGGGCGGGGTCGCGCATAGGTTCGATGACATTGCGAGCCAGGCTCTCTCGGGTGCGCCCGACCATGACGAACTGCCCGCCTGCGGGCGGGTTCGACAGAAAGATCAGCCAGCACAGAATCGAAGCGATCGTCTTGCCGCTGCGGATCGCGCCCTCCCAGATATTGCAGCGGGCGCTGGCCGCCACGATCGACACTGCTTGTTTGCGGGAGATCGGCAGTTCATCGAGCACACTCACTGCGGCGACCTCAGCTCGTCCTCGCCGCCCAACCCGTCGACCAGGTCCTCATCGGCAGGTTTGTCCCCAGGCGAACCGGTGACTTGATCCTGCTCGACAGCCGCCTTGAGCTTGCCGAACAGGTCCGAAAGCATCGAACGGTCGGCTGCGACGGTGTCGTTGCTGTGGCTGGTCAGCAGCTCGGTCAGGCTGCGCAGAGCCAGCGACAGCGCGGTGTAGCCGTCGCGGACATCACGCAACGGTGGCAGCGGCAGCGTCACCGGGATCAGGGAGTCCACGCCGCGCTCGTAGGTGGTGACCGGACTCCACAACCGTTCATGCAAAGCGGGGATCTGTTGCTCGATCATCTCCGCCAGATCCAGGCGGCGGCGCTTGAGCTGCTCGAGACGCGCGGCACTCGCCTCGGCGGTCTGGGATTCATCGAAGCGCAACTCGAGCTTGCGAGCCCAGTAGGTGATAGCGCTGCGAGTGACCCCAAGGATATCGGCGATCTCGTTGCGGCCCTTGCCTTGTGCATGCAACTCGACAATGCGTTGCTGGTCGGCGTCGGTGATCTTGCCCGGCCGCGATCCTCCGCCCCGGGCGGCGGCACGCGGGCGGGGTGCGTCGGAGTTTTTCGGTCGGGCCATCAGGAACGAAACCGGGCCGCCCACGCAGCGATCTTGCGGTCGGCGCGATCGCGTACCGCGCTGATCGGATTCGGCACCGGAGCACCAGAGGCGGCATCGATCACCAGCAACCCGGTTTCACCGAGGATGACCGTCGCTTCCTGGAACTCCGCCAATGCTTCGCAGTAGCAGGCGAACTCGACCACGTTGGCCGGATTCAGCTCCGTGTGTGGCGCGAGCTGCTCCCACAGGCTGCGGGCCTGCTCGGTCAGCCACGGTGGCGGGTCGGTCTTCCACGCCGACACCGACAGCGGTTGCGTCGGGCGACGCAACGCGATCACCGGGAACTCCGATGCGGACATAACGGAGTCACCTCCTCGATGGAGTTGTGGCGCCGGTGGCCCCGCGCTGGCGGGGCCACCGGTCACGGGTGTTACGAGCCCGACGTGGAAGCCCCGGCGCGCGATCCGGCGATCCGGCTGCGGGCACGCTGTCCGGCTGCACGTATGACCGTGCCGAGACGACGGCCTGCGGCTGCGAAGCGATTCATTTCCTACCTCCTTCCCAACGGGCGCTGACGGCACAAGAAAACCCCGACAGAAGTTATGCCGGGGCTCCCGAGCGCTCCAGTAGTAGTTACTGGCCGTTGAGTTCGATACCGAGAATGCGGGCGACCTTCTCTCCGTCTAGGTATTTATCGCCCAGTTCGACCAGTTCAGCCTTCCGGAGAAACTCGTCCTTCTGCTCGCGCGAGCGGAAGCAGATCGCGACCCAGAATTCGGAGTCGTTCATCGCAGCGAATTTCTCGGCCCACTGCTTACTCGCACCGGACAAGCCCTTACCGAGAGCGTCGAGTTCGGCCTTCACATCGGCCTCGAGGTTGCCGGTTGAGGAATCTCGGACCTCGGCCAGTGGATCAGGGTGAGGTTGGCGGCGCAGTGCGTCGGCGATATCTTCGCGGGACGCCTTGACTTTCGATTTTCCGGCTTTCAGAATGGCGAGGACTTCATCAGGGAGCGGCATTCATGACCTCCGCGCGGAAGATTTCGAGATCGGCGAGGGGAAACCATTTCAGGATCGTCTGGTAATCGTCGGGATAGTAGGTGCGGATCGGGCCCAGATAGTCATAGCGGATACCGTCAAGGGACCGTTTGAACATCCGGTAATCCGGGCCGAGCTCAAGCCCCGCTTGTTTGATCCGCGCCCACACTTCCTTGGTTTCCCAGTCCCAGATCGGGGACTGGCGGCGGGTGCGATGCTTGACCGCTCCCCACCGCTTGATCGCCAACATCCGGGTCGCGGAGTCAGCGGCGCGGACCCCGTCGAGGATCCAGGTGTCCGGCGCGGCGAACGCCTCACGCATCAACTCATCCCATTCCTCGCGCGTGGGTACCCACAGGTCGGCGGCCTCGATGATCGCGCACCGCTGCGGTGGTTGAAACACCAAGTTGGACAACATCCTCCAGAACGCGTCCGCGGGCAGGTCGATGATCCTGGTCCCGAAATACTGCTCGTAACGGTCGAGGTCGTCACGGATGAAACCCAGGCCCGGGACGATGGACTTGTGGATCGGGATCACCTGGATGTCGCGATCTGCCAGCTCAAGCCATACCGCGACGGAGTCCTTGCCGCGGCTGAAGTTGAGGATCACCGGCTTACCGGCTACGGCAAGCCCATCCAGGAGCTGAGTGGAGGTGGGATATCCGGGAAGGCTGATCACCGGTGTTCCCCTCTCCTGAAGAGATCAGGCGGGCGGCCGGCACTGTGCCAGGGTGAACCTGATGTCATATGAAATCCTCACTCTGCATGATTTCCCTTGCAGCCCCAGAGTTAGGGCTCAGTGGGCAGGCTAGAAACCACCCACTACAGACACAGCACACACCCATAGCCAGCCCTCTGGGCCATTCTGAAGCCCCCAGATTGCCCTGGGATACATTCACCTACCCTGATCAATTCCAGGCCACACAGATCATATTCAGCCTTTTTCAGCTGGTTTTAATTCACCTCTTGCATATCAGGAGTGAGTGTGATTTCTTGGTGGTGGAAGTGCTTTATCAGACTTCATTCACCACTGGGTACCTGCCTTCGACTTACGGCAGGGTTGCCCCAACAATCAGCCTATTGGTACGGCTTATCCATATCGTCTTCTGGGTGAATTCGGCATTCCGGTGACAGCGGAGCCATGCCAAATTACGGGGGAAGTCGCACGCAGTTTTACCCGCTCGCGTGGCCTCCGCATGCCGTTTTGATAATTCCACAGTGTGAACTCAAGCAGAGGCAGGATATTTCTGTCTTTTTCGTTTCTGCGGTCATTGATGTGGCCGCAGTAGTTCAACTGGGAGAATTCATGTCCACTCGCAAGAGCACCCGCACGCGCAGCACCGGACCGGCCAAGGCCGCGCCGAGCAAAGCTCAGCCCAGTCAGGGCAAGCCGAGCAAGGCCGACCCGACGCCGGAACCGGTGCAGGGCAAGCAGAATCCGTTCTGCGGCACGTGCGGTTCCCGGATCGCGCCGGAGGAGAACGACCCGTTCCTGGGATCGGCTCTGCTCTATGACGATTCGGGTTACGCGAATCTGATGGGCGCGCTGTTCCTGTGTGGCTGGCAGTCGCAGACCTTGCAGAAGGTCGCCGACGGTCGGCCGACGGTCACCGTCGTCGGTACCCCCGTCGACGCTGACGGGCAGGCGCTGCGCAACCGCAAGATCGTCACCGCGACATGGCATCACCGCACCGACATCGGATGGGTGCAGGTGGCTGAGCTGTGCGGCTATAGCCGCCCGGACGGCACCGGATTCCAGAACCGCACCGCTGAGCAGCTGACCGAGTATGTCGGTCGCAACCTCGCCGAATGGGTGCTCGCACCCATCGACGAAGAAGCCGAAGCTGCGCCCAAGCATGCTAGCAAGGGCAAGCGGAGCACCGGCAAGACCAGCGCGAAAGCGCAGGACAAGCCGACACCGAAGGAGGGCACCGAGAACAAGCCGGAAACGGCTGCCCCGGAACCCACCATCGACCCGGAATCCAAAGGGCTGCCTGCCGGTTCGACACCGGCACCACCGCAAGACCCTGCCCCGGCCCCCGACCAGGAGCCCGACGACGAGCAGGAATCGGTGGAACCCGATCCCGGCGACAGTGGCCTCGATTCCGAGGACGCCGCCGCAGGGGTGGAGGAAGAAGTGATCGACGAAGGCATGGCCGCCTAACTACCGGCCCTGCCGGTCGAAGTCCGGTTGAGGCGTTGCCTACACGCCTCAACCGGACTCACCTATACAACCATCTCCGGGAGAGGAAACTCATGGAATCCGAACAGGATTCGATATCCACCGAGAAGATCATGCGGCGGGTGCGGGGCCTTTTCGCCAAGGCGGACGGCACCGACAACCAGGCCGAGGCCGACACGTTCCGGGCGAAAGCCTACGAACTGCTGGCCAAACACAACCTCGATGAAATGCGAGTACGAGCCACCGGCCAGCAGACGGAGCAGTCGGCGCGCGACAACCAGATCATCGTCGTGCGATTCGACATCCCGCTCCGCTACCGGGAGCAGCGCATTCTGTTGCTCGCCGCGGTGAACAACGCGCTGCACAACCGGGGCGTCGACTGCGGTGCGGGTGTGCAGCGGATCATTGGTGTGCGCCGCAACGTCGAACGAGCACGGTTCCTCTACAGCTTGCTCACGCCGCAAATGCTGTCCGCGACAAGCAAGTACGTACCGGATGACCCGTTCGACCACGCCGCTGTCGTTCGTGAACGTCAGTCGTTCATGAACGGATTCGCGGCCATGGTCCATCAGCGTCTCGCCGAGGCCGAAGCCAACGCGATCCGCGATGCGGGCCAGTCCGCCGCCTTAGCGATACGCGAGGACGAGCAACGCACGCAGGCCGCGTTCACCAAGAAGTGGCCGAAGACGGTCAAACGCTCTGTCGCGCACCGCAACAGCGGTGCCGGGTTCGACGCCGGTATCCGCAGCGCCAACGCCGCCGATGTCGGCCACACCCGCGTCACAGGAGGCAGACGAGCCCTCGGCTCATAACCAACCAGTCCCCGGCCACCACCAGGTGGCCGGGGACTTCGCAGTCCGATGACAGGAAGGTGCTCATGAATCCCGACCAGATACTGGCCGATCTCCGCGCGGTCATCGCGCGAATTCACAGCGACGCCGAGGAAGACGAAATCTACGTAGCCGACCGGTCACACGATGTGCTGGCCGATATCGCCGAACACTTCGGCGACCTCGACCGGTGGCTATGCGCTGGCGGGCACCCTCCCGCCGCATGGCGCCTGACCGAGCTGTGATCGTCTCCGCCTCAAAGTCTGCGGCGCAAGATTGTCCGCCGCGAAATAGCCTGCCGCGCAACCTAGCAGGCACACAGGAAGGAAACACGCATTGAGTAAGGAACACCCACCGTGCCGGGAGAGCATCGAGCTGCGGTGCGCGGGTTGTGGCGAGGTCGTCTCGTGTGATGGCAATGACAGTAGGTCGATCATCTCCGACCTATTGACCGAAACCGACTTGGGTTTCGCGGATCTGATCTCGGCACTGATGCTGTCGGGGTGGGAGGTCAACCTCAGCCAGCTCGTGGTCGACGGGAACCCGCGGATCACCGTGATGGGCACTCCGGTCAACGAGTACGGGCGACCACGCCTGGACAAACGCGATGTCACCGCGCTGTGGGAACACCGCCCCGAGGGGTGGGTCGCCGCAGCGCACAGCACCGGTTTTCAGGCGATCGGTGGCGGGCTGTTCCGGCCCGCGACCGCGCCTGAGCTGGCAATGCTAGTGATGGACAGCCCCGCAGTGTGGGTGTACCGCCCGCACTGAACAAGATGAGGGTGACGAGGAGAGCGCCGACCCCGCTAGCACGGGTCGGCGCTCTCTTCGGTTGTGTACCAGCCTATTCGCTGAACGCGCTTCCGGCGATCAGCAGCTCGATTCCCCACGACGCCAACCACGCCGTCCGCCCGCCCGGCACGGCCGCCGCCTCGGCGCGGATCGCGGCGATAGCGGCCTGTTTGAACCCCATCCGCGGATGCAGACCCAACAGTTCACGCACCCACACCGGGTCTATCTGCGACAGGCGGATACCGAGCATATCCAGTGAGGTCCCGGCCGCGACGAACCCGGCCGGGTCCGACAGATCCGTACTCACGCCGAAGGTCATATGCCCGGCCACCGCCGCGCCGAGTTCCTGTGCGCGCTGGGGTGTTTCACCGACCGCTACCGCGAGAGCGATGGCGCGGCGGGCGCCGGTGACGGCGAAACAGCAACCGGGCGTGGGATGTTCGAGCGCCACATCGTGCAGCAGACACGACACATACGCCAGTTCGTCGTCATAGTCGGCGCCATCGACGCCAGCCAGCACCCGAGCGAACCAATACGTGCGATAGGAGTGCTCGAGCAGCGTCGGTGACAACACCGCGCGGGCTTCGCGTTCGGCTTCGCGCACAAGTTTCGTGTCGGGCAGTCGTGCATCGGCCAGCTCAAGGCGCGCGGAGCCGCGGTATCCGGTCCGTGCTCGCAGCGCGTCGATCACCAGCCCCGGCATCATGGCGAGCATCACCCCGGTCAGCTGACGACGCTGCGCGCCGGTCAGGTTGCCGCCGGTGTTCTGCGCCCAAGCCCAGTCGATCCCAGCTGGAGCACCCATACGCGCCTCCTCGAGGTTGCAGGCCAGCTCGCACGCTCACCGAACCGGAAGACATCGAGCTAACCCAGTCGCCAGACACCACCCGCCTGGCCCGACTGATGAACGCCGCCCCCGCGAACGGGCGGCGACTCCGACTCCTGCTGCACCGCAGCAGGTTCCGCGAACAAGAAATTCGCGGGCCGGGTCCCGGCCAGCTAGCACCTGGCCGGGCCTCGGATTTCGTTTCACCACATCTACGGGAGACACAACAATGAGTGACCCCTGCATCGTGGGCAGACTCGGCGGCGACAAAGCCACCGGCGTCTACATCCACGTCGACGGCAACCCGGAAGCGATGCTGCCCCGCCTGGGACAGCTGGTTGCCCGCGACGGTATCGAAACCGTCCTGGCCACCCTCGCGCGGCGACGCTACGGATGGGCCTACCTCTGGCCCGAACTCGACGAGGGCGACGCCGAAACCAACCTCGGTGTTCCCCTACACAAAGGCGAGGTGATCGAGGGCTACGGGTTCTCCTACACCCTCGGACCGCGCATGCACGGCTACAACCTCCAAGATGCTCGCACGCATCCACTGATCGGATGGGCCTACTTCATCGACCCCGCAGGCGGAGACATCCACTGGTGGGACACCCGCCCCGCCGCACCCGACACCTGCCACGTCGCAACCGTTTGGGGACGCGCATGAACGCCTACGAATTACCCGAAGGCGTGTGGCGGCGAGACCGGATCGAACACGGGTGGCGGTACTGGGGAACCGGATACCGCCGTTACAGCGAACCGGATGCCTTCCGCGCCAACCTCAACACTGCGATCCGTGAAATGACTTGGTACCCGGCCGTGAGCACTGCTCTGCCGTTGTGGCCGGGCCTCGGTCTGCAGGAGATCCGGCGACGGGGCAAGTTCGACTTCGTCGCGGGTCTCGGAATCAGTCCGACACCACTGGAATACCCCGAAGACACCGACCTGACGGCCTATCTCGAGCAGGGCATCGACCCGCAATGGTCGACCTACTCGATGCTGGGAATCAAAGAGCTGACCCGCGAGGGATGGAAGCTGTCCTACTTCCTGGATCGGGGAATCGAGATCGGTGGTGTCGCTTTCGATCTCGTCCACGAAACCAGACCCGAGGACCTGAGCCTGTTGTGCGCGCTGGAGCGGCACGACGAATGTCCGGGATCGGTTCGGCCACGTCGGTGGATGCTGACCTCCAAGCCGACACCGTGCGTGTGCGAGTGCGGATGCCAGCAACGATCACGGCGGCGGAGCGCCGATGATCGAACCGATCAGGTTGCCGAGAAACTCGAGGACCTGAAGCCAGATGACAAGGCTGGGACCGTAACTCACGAGGAACCTCCAGAACCGGAGCAGTAAGGCGGGAGAACGACAGAACCCCCGACGATGCCAAGAGGAAGGCCATACCGTCGGGGTCCTGTTGTACGAAACGTCAGCGGCGGAAAGGGATTTCGGCACACCACTGGCGCGAAACCGACGCTAGCTGTCCACAATCAGCTTCTGCAAGAGCGGACTGTGACCCGCTCAGCTGTAGGCCGGTCGAAATCAGTCGGCGCCTCGGCGCGGGCTGGCGGGAGCCTGGCTTCGATGGTGTGTCGAAGCGGGCCGGTATCGATTGATTACTCGCGGTCGAATTGGCCATTCAACGAAGAATGCCCGGTACGACGCGCATTCGCGCTGTACCGGGCACTTCTCGTATGGTTCAGTGCAGTTCGAACTCGCCGTCGATGACGCCCTTGGCGAAGGCGTCCATCTCGGCGGGCGTGTAGAACAGGTTCGTGTCGCAGCCGCTGAATGTAGCCGAGCCGTCTGCATGCATGGTGATTGTCAACGCGCTACCGACCTGACCGGAGGACAGGCTGAGAGCGAGTTGGCATACCTCGGGCCACAGGATCGCCGGCACTTCAATCTGGGGTTGCGCCTTGCCGTCATTCTGGGGATCGCGGCGGAACTTGGTATCTCTGACCTGGACAGGGTCACCAGTGAGATTGGCTTCAACGCACGAGCCACCGTTGCTGCCGCTGTAGCTACTGATTGTCCACCGGTCCCGGTGGATATTGGTAGTCATTTTTGCTCCATGCTCTTGATCTTCGCGATGCGACTCCGAATGAGGCTGGCTGTGTCTTCCGACGAGAGCGCCTTGTCGATGAGTCGTTCCGCGATCAGTGTGTATAAGTCTACGTCGGTGCGCTCTTGCAGGTAGGAAGCGCCTGTGTGGTACTCGACGTAAGCGATCCCGCGAGCTTCGGCGAAGTTCAGCTGTATGAACGAGCTGCCCAGCCCATCATGGAAGCCCGCCGAAGTCGGGATCACGAACAGATCGACGTTGGGCAGGGGCATGAGTTCCAGCAAGTGCTCCAGCTGCTCGATCATCACCGCTGGGCTTCCGATAATCCGGTCGAGAATGGATTCTTCGATGACAGCCACCAGGTGGAGTGGTTTGTCGGTGCCGGTGAGGCGCTGGCGATCGATGCGTGCTCGTGCAGCCTGGCTTACATCTCGTGCCGGGATGTGGAGGCTGTCTTCCAGCACGGCGGTGGCGTACCCAAGCGTCTGTAGCTGGCCGGGCAGAAAGCTGTTGTTGTAGTCGAACAGCCGCTCGGCCAGCTTTTCGAGGCCAACGAACAGTTTGAACCAGTGCGGCCACACGTCGTCGTTTCGGGTGGACAGCACGCCGTGGTCAGCGCGAACTGCTAGCGATACGACCCATTCGACATCCTCAGCTGGGGCCTTGTAGTGGCGCATCAACTGGGCAACGTGGTCGGGGTTCTGAGCGGTTACGCCGCTCTCCATATAGCTCAACTTGCCCGAGGTGAAGCCGATCTGCTTCGCCGCGTCCAACTGCGTGACTCTCGCTGTGGTTCGTGCTGTCTTCAGGGCGCTTCCGACGAGGAAGCGTAAGGCCGACGCGTCGGGAAGTTCGTTGTCGCCCATCTGTCCCTTCCTTCACATCGTCGAGGCCATCGCCCAAAATACCGCATCGACTTCCGCTCGAAGTCTAGCGGCAAACTCGGTTTTAAGTTTAAATCGATGCCTGAATTCAACTTCGGTCGCATGTTTCACATGGCGGCCACTCGGAAAGCGGGGCGTCATGGCGGTGCAGGTAGTTGGGGGTTCGTTGATGACCAGCGACCAGACCGAGCATCAGGCGAAGAGTGTCGGTGACAGCAGGTGGGTTGTGTCCTATCTGCCTGGCCGCACTCTCTCGCTGAATCAGGCTGTGGCTGCTTTGCGCGCGGCCGATCATGTGGTCCAGCTACAGGCGTGCGCGGCGTCGTTGGGGTTGACGGCGTTGGAAGCCGCCAGGCTGGCGTCGACCGAGCGCCCGTGGCCACCCCCTCACCCGCCGCAGTTCAGCGCATGGGCGATGTCGTGGGCGGGAGTGTCTCGGTGATGGATCGGCGAGCTTTGGCGCGGGCGTCGATGATCCTTGCGTTTAGCGTCGGTGCAGCCAGAGGTCGTCGTGTGGCAGCGGAGGCACGGCAGAGGTCGCGATCCCACCTCTCGGTAGTGCCAGAGCCTGGTGGCCACAACCGGATGGAGCGGTGATGTTCGAGAGCTGCCACAGCGCCCATGAGGTCGCCCACGTGTATCGGGGGTTGGGGTTCTCGGTGTCGTGTTCGTTCGAGCGTGTGTCGCTGATCGCGACGACGGCGTTGGGCGCAGTGGCGATGCCCGCGGGTCTGGGCAAGCACGTGCGTGAGGTTCTTCTCGAGGAGACCCGGTGCGTGTCAATACCGATCATTAGCTACTCACGACCCAATCGCGACTGGGTCTTCGTCGTCGGCCCTGCGTGGGGCGGCAGGCTCGGCAAACACACCCTGGCCCAGTTGGACCTGCGCGGGGTGCGGATCCTCGAGTCCGGCGAACGGGTGTGGCTTCCGATGACCGACCATCCGACCGGGTGGTTCTGGGTGACGCATCCGGTAACTGCGCATTCATTGCCCTCGCGGACCAGCGTGATATCGGCTGCGCGTCGGTTTCTCGGCCCGGCTCGGTCTTCTGTGGTGTGGCGGTGAGCGATGCGCGCCATTGCAAGTCCGGATACGACCGCAGCGGTCTCGGACGGTTCCCAACCTGGCCCGGTAGCGCTCTTCCTATCGGGTGAGGCGCTGTTGTCGGCGATCCGGGGGCATCACGTAGGAGTCCATCCGCTGGCGAAGCTAGCGCACGATTTCGGTGTCATGTACCAGCGGCGTCTGACCTTCGGGAGTGAGTGTTGTTGCCGCAGAGATGAACTCGTACTCGCGGTGGATGTGTGGGTGGCCGATCATCTGCCGGTTCCGCATCCGGCCGCGACCATGCACACCGAGACGTTGGGAGCAGTGATAGCCCGGTTGGCCGAGGCGCAGGTCCACGCCTACCACCTTTTGATGACGATCGATCCTGCCGACCCGGTCGTACATACGGCCTGGTACCGGCTGGCTGAGCTTGTCGATGGATACACCGATCTGACCACCGACGTCGCGCGGCGAGCGCGGCGACTCCCAGTCCTGGGGGATCACTGGTGACCTCTGCCGGACTCCCCGACAAAGACGCCATGCTGGCCGCCTGCCGAGGGTTCCCGAACATGACCGACCATCCAATGCTGGATGCGGCCGGGGAACTCGCGATATTGCATCAGACCCGCGAACGCACGCCGCTGTGTGCACTTGACGAGATAGACCGGCAGCGCGCCCGCGTGATGTTGGCCATCGACCGATGGGTAGTAGCGGCCATCCCGATCCCGTTCCCCGCCGCGCAGACCTACACCCACACCATGGGCCAGGTAATCGACCAGCTTGCGCAGCTGTCCGTGCACACCCATATCGCGCTCGCCGCCGCCCCGGACGGTCTGGTCTACGACGCCGCGCTGCGGCTCACGGAGGCCGCGGATGCGTATCAGGACCTCACCGACGACCTCGCCTGCGGTATCCGGCGACTACCCCAGCACGCGGCACCGTAGTGAACGGCACTGTCCCCCACAGCATTTCCATCAACGACGAATCGTCCCGTAAAAGTAGGAGTGCAACGCCCATGTTCAACGACCGAAGCTGCGACAAAACGCGCGCCTGGAACAACATCCACACCGATACCGTGTCGGCGGGGCTCGCGCTTCGCGTGAACTGGCGCCGCCGCATCCAATCGCATCCACCACAGACGCCATCTATCTCGGGCGGCGCAACCTCTCGCTACCACCTGCCCACACCCAGGTACAGCGCAGCAAGCGATGGCCATGTTCGACTGTATGCCGATTGCGGCTGCGCGAAGTTCGACAGCGAGAACCGCTTGATCAGCGTGGCATGCCCCGCCGTGCTCTGCGGCTCAGTCTCTGTGTCCGACAACCGGATCGGCGAGCACCGCACTTGGGACGCCCAACCATGCCGGTGGATCGGAGCGTGCATCATCGACGACAGCGCTGCGACAGTACGGGTGGTGTCGTGAGTACCTCGACGTCATTCGATCCCGACGATGAGGCGCATCTGACCGACTGCGTCACAGACCCCGGTGCGCTCACCAATAACGACGCGATACGCGCCATGACCATCCACCACAGCTGCCCACCCCACGAACAGCGGCGGTCACCGCGAGCACAGGGTTCGGCGACCGCAGATTCCGGGCGGCTTACCGACACGGTGAGGCAGTCATGAGGACACCGCTGCCGTCCAGGGAGATGATCTTGCAAGCCTGTGCTGGAACAGTGGCCATCGGGCATCCGATCCTGCAAGGCGCCTACGAACTGGCCAGCTTGCACGAGGCCCGTCTGGACCGCGGCGCCGATATCGGCACGATCGACCGCGAGCGCGATCGACTGGTGTCCCGCATCGACAGCTGGGTGAGCGCCGATCAACTGCCAGCCTTCGATGCGGCGTACCACCACACCGAGACGGTCGGCATGGTGATCGACCGCCTCGCTCAGTTCTCGGTCGCTGCCCGCGTCGCCTCCCAGCAAAGCACGTCGACACTGGAGTTTCGCTACACCCAGCATCGCCTCACCGAGCTCGCCGTGGCCTACAGCGATCTGTGCTTCGAGATCGCAGCCGGAACGCGCCGACTGCCGGACTTCTCATTCCCTGTGCTGGAACGAGATTCGACCGAGCCCGATCACAGGCGCGGGCTGTAGTGGCAAGCCACTCCTACCCACAGAACAGGGATGCCGTCGAAAGTTGGTGGATCGAATCCGATGCCGCCTTATGTACTCTTCCTCGAAGATCAGCAGAGTGGGGGCAGCGGTGATCGCGGCGAACATCGACTCGAGTCGCGAGCCACGATCAAGGCGTTCAACGACGCGGGATTTGCAGACCTTACCGAGCTCGATCCGAACTCTATCCCGAGACGAGCCTGGCTGTGCGCTCCGATGATCCATGGACTGAGAGGTATCGGCAACAAGTTGGACGCCCCTTGTGGTCTCGACGAAGTTCGCTCGACTCGAACCGAGATCGGCGCACCGACCTCGTCGCGTTCGCCAGTACGGCCATGGACTGGTTCCGGCGGCAGGACACCACAACTCAACGACCGCACTGCGGGGCGTGCACACATTGGGGGACAGAATGAATTCCGACATCACGTCAACAACTAACGGCTCGTCCAGGTGGCTGGCCTGGCTGACGGCGGCGGCCGGTGCCGTCGGTTTCGGTCTTATCGCCGGCGGCACGATCCTTGGGATCTACAGCCGGTTCTTCGCCGCGGAAGTGCAACTGGACGACCGGATGGTCGACGGTGAGGACGTGTTCGGGTCGTTCCGGCTACCGATCAACGACGTGCCCGACCGATTCGCCACCAGTGCAACGGTACTCGGCGCGCTCATGCTGGTCGTAGCCGCTTGCGTTATCGTCCGTAGTCTGCGCGCACGGAAAGGCTCCGGCCGGGCGATCGTGTTAGTGCTCGCTGCGCTCGTCGCCGCGACGGTGACGGCGGTCGTGGCAGCCAAAGCTCACCTGCCAGGCATGTACGGACGCATCCGATTCGAGTACCCATTTTTCACCCAGTTGCCGACCGCAGTAGCCGCCAACGGGCTCGTGCTCGCCGGTACGGTACTTGTGATCGGCCTTGCCCGACGTCCCGCAGATGTGCACCGGTTGGGGCGGTGGACCCTAGTGGCGTTGGTGTCACTGGGTCTCGTTGCCACTGCAGGGGTGACCGCAGCCGCGATCAGCGCCGGTGACGACGACGCCAACATTGACCACAACACTGCTGCCGCAGTGGGGGTTCCAGCGTTTCCACAAAGGTTGGGTAGCGAGCGCTACCGGATCCCGATCCCGATGATCGCCGTCGATCGGTATCCCGACAACGGCTACGACCTTCGCGCCCCGGACATAGCGGTGACAGGCACCGGTTTCGTGCTCGCCTCGACCCAAGGCCTCACCGCCTACGACGGGGCCACCGGTACGCCACTGTGGCACTACCTGCGCACGAACGCGCAACGCGGCGAGGAACTCGGCGTCGAATACATTCCCGGATCGCTGCGGTCGGTCGACGGCGGCAAGGTCGTGCTCGCGCGCTGGGATAACAAGGGCTGGATCGCATTCGACGCGATCACCGGGCAGGTGCTGTGGACCGAGTCCGACTTCACCCGAACAGCCCCTGATCCGAACACCCATGTCATATCGGTGTCGGAAACCAATCCGTGGCATCTTCCACGAGCACACGACTTCCGACCCGGCCCGCAGTTTCTGATACTCGCCAATGGGACCCATATAGTGCGATACGACGGCCGGACAGGAACATCGATGTGGTCGGTAGAAGGGTGCAACGATCCCAACCACGACATCCTGATCACCGACACCGCGGTCTATCGGATCGCACGGTGCACGAACGGGAACGACACCAGCCTCACCACCACCGCACTGGACCCGAAAACCGGTGCGGTGATCAGCACCCGTGAACTTGCCCGGATACCGACCAAGGCCGACGTCACTGTGCTCACCCACACCCTCGCCAACACTATCGTCGTCAACTGGTCTTCCTATGATGCACACCAATCCGGAACGATCATCCTCGACCGACCCGATCGCCTCGCGACCGTCCCGATCCTTCCAGGCAACACCCCGACGCCGATCGCCGCCGATCCGAACGGCCCCGAAGTGCTGACCGAGGTCCCAATACACCCTTACGATTCGGACGCACTGCAAGTGATGGCAATTGACGAAAACATCGTCAAGTACAAGCTTTCCGGCCTCCACGGCCGCTACCCGCTCACCGGAGTGAACGACGTATTTCTCGCTACCGAACTCGTCGAAGCGACCCTCTATGAAGGAACCGACGGCCAGCACCATGCCGAGATCCACTCATGGAGCCGGACCGATGGCACCCCGATCCTCACCTACCCGCTCGACCGCGACAACAACCGATGCGGCGGCACTGCACCGCTGGCAGTACCAGGCGCCGTCGTAGCGATCTGCCACGGGAGCACTCAGATCGAGGTCATCGGCTTCGGAACGTCATGAACCGCAACAGACCTTGACCGAAGATCACCCGCAGGGCCACGCCTATCACTTCAGGTGAGGCGGACGTGAGTGCCACCATCGCCTCCGCTTCGCGGTAGGGGGACGGCATCAGGATCCGGCCGCGATGCGGCGATGCAGCTCACGGAGGGTGACTGCGGGGGAAGCGGGTGTGATGGTGGTGTCGTTGCCGTTGACGTCGATGAGGTAGCGACCGGCGGCTGGGTGGTCATTGCGGATGTCGATCCAGCTCAGGTATTCCGGTGGATGCGGTCGTTGACCGTGGGTGTGGCGTTGGATCCGGAAGTGGCCCTCGGCGGTGCGCGGTAGCCGCAGCAGAGCACGGATGCGTTCTTCGACAGCATGGTCGCCGTTGGCCGCTGGTTTCCATGAGGTCGGCGGCTGTTCGCCACGCACTCGTGGCGTATAGCCGATCATCGTTTCCGCGCCACCGGGCGAGGACGGCGGCATGGTCGCGGCGATGTGCTTGGCGAGGTGGTGCCGTTGGGTGACAACGAGTTTGATGTCGCCGCCGAAATCTGGGGTTGGACCAGATTTTTGGAACAGGATGACGCCGAGGTCCGCGGTCGCCGCGCCGAGCGAGCGAACCCGCTTGGGAGAGTTGAGGGAGCGGCCTTTGCAGACGATGCGTAGATCAGGATGTGCGAGAACCCGAAGGGGCCCGGTCAGATCAGGATCTGCTCCACGTGGGTAACGGGCACTGATCTCCTGGATCAGCCGCGTGTGTTCCTCTGCGGTCGTGGCTGATTCGAGGATGCTGATCGGGTCCGGATACACGTCGAGCCCGGTTTCGGTCCAAATCCACGCGAATTCGTCCGGCGTGAAGCTCCACACCGTCTGGGTCTTCACTACTCAGCGCCCGACCTTCGCTGCTCGGGCTCACCGGCTGGCTGCTCCATCGCCACACCCTCATCGGCATCGTCTGTGCTCCACCCGTATTCGGCGAAGAGGTCATCGAGTGAGGGACCCGTCCCGGAGAACCCAGCCGACTCGGCGGGCTCTGCTTCGGTGTCTGAGGATGCAGGGGGCTCCGACGCTGGCAGCGTACCCGCGGCCGGCGCAGGAGCGGCGTCGACCGCGGTCCGCGGCTCGACCGGTTCAGCCTCAACGAAAGTCGGTGTTATTGGTTGCCGAGTGCGGACCGGTGTCGGCGGAACCGCCTCAACGATGGCAAACGGATCCGCTTCAGGGAAACCAGCCTCACCGATCACCTCTACAGGCGTGTCCAACCCCTCGGTCCAGTCCGAGGCAACTCCCCGCAGATAGTCGGGAGCATGGTGCTCACCGTCGCCTTCACCGTCTTTACGTCGAGCACCGGCACCAGGCGCCATCGGCCCGAAAGTGCCCGTCCCAGTCCGAGTTGCCGCCGCCGCGCCCGCAGCAGAGCCGACCGCCCCAGGAGCGGCACCAGGTGCACCTGGAACCGACGAACCCGGGCCACCCACCCAAGGGCTCGTGCCGGGGCCGCGCACACCGTTTGCTCCCAGCCCGGTCAGCCCAGAGCCTCCGGGCGCGCCGGGACCGTCACCGATACCCGCAGGCGCCGTTGTCGTGCTGGGACCGGTGCCCGTCATCTCCGGCATCCGCACACCTGCCGGACTCGTACCGGATGGCTGGGTCGCGGTCGGTGACGATGTATCATCAGATCCGGCATTTTGCGGTGCCGTAGCACTATCACCGCCGGATGCATCTCCGGACGTGCCGGGGCCGGCTCCGGTGCGTTCGGTACCAGTGCCATTGTTCGCGCCGACGACGCCGGGGTCCCCGTTCGCGCCGATCTGCGGAACCGTCGCATACGTGGGCACCCCAGATCCCGCCGGAGGAAAGGTCTCCTTATACACACTGTTCAGCGTCCTGATGGCTGCTTGCCGGGCCTCTTCCCGCGCGTTATCGACCTGATCGGAATACTCAGGATTGATCAGGCCCGGCAGCACTGACTGCGCAGGATTGTCCGGATCGAGCCCATCTACTACTGACGACGGTGGAGCCGGAACAGCGATACGCACAGCTTCCGCAGCCCACCCGAGGGAATCCAAGCGCTGGCTCATCGTCTCGAACACCCGCCCCACCTGATTGGCAACCGCCGAATACTGCTGCGACGCACTCTGGGCAGCTGACCCACTCACACCTTGCCAACCCCCGTTGCCGAACACCCGATTCAGCCCCATCAGGTTGAACGTGGACAGGTTCGTCAGCTCCGAGAACGCCTCAAACCACGTCCGACGCAATGTTTGCAGGCCAGTAGCGTCCAAACCACCCCTGCCCGTGCCATCACCGTGGACCGCGGTGTACATCGCTTCCAACGTCATGCCCTCGAAGTGCTCTTCTGTGCTGACGTAATCCGGGTCAGAACCTGCACCCAGGTCGCTGAGCTCCGCGTCATCGCGTCGCGCTCGTGATCGTGAATCGGCGGACCTCTGCGAAGCGACCTGGACGTCGCGCTGGTCCAACAGATCCTGAAGACCGGGAATCGACGCTGTGGATGGCTTGTCCTGATCACCCATCGTGGTCATTCCCCCTAGGCATCACCGATCGGTTCGTTCGGAGCCTAACACGACCACTACCAGCAGATCTTCCCAGTTGACGCTCAATGCCGATCCCTCCCAAGACATTCGGAAGATGCGCTCGCCGACCATAGCCATGAGAGCGAACGTCAGGCGCCCGAACCCGATGTTGGCTCGTGTAATCTTCTTCGGAAGCCAGCAGATTGGGGGCACCGGTGAGCGCGGCGAATATCGACTACGGACAAGCCCAGATCAAGGCATTCAACGACGCCGCATCCGCGGGCGTCATCCAGCTCGATCCGCAGGCTGTTCACGAAGCAGTCCAGCTGTATGACCAGATGATCAACGGACTGGGGAAGATTCGCGACAAGCTGCGCGCCGCGAAGGAGGGCAAGGGGTTCGGCGGGTTTCCTTCTGGGCAGGAACTACAAGCAGGCTTCTCGAACAAGGCAGCGGAAGGGATCGAGGTGGTCAACCAGTTGATCGACGGTGCTATGCGCCTGCAGGAAGCTTATCTGCGCGCCGGGCGGCTGATCACGGAGGCGGATCAGCTCAATGCAAATCGAATCAGGATCCTGGGGGACACTCCGGAGATGGGTAACGAAGCACAATGAAACACGTCGCCATCGCCGTAGCCTTGGCCTCGACTTCCCTTGTGCTGGTTGGATGCTCAAGCCATAGCACCTCAGGCGAGCCGACGGACACGGCGACATCGACGGCAGCGAAACCGAGTGTTGCCGTTTCTGTCAAGCCCGCCCCGAATCAGCCCCGGAACTCCCGCAGTCCGGTGCAATTCGATCCGTGCGTCGAGATCGACGATGGCACCGTCACTAAAGCAGGGTTCGACCCGAAAACGCGTGAGCGCATCGATCAAGTTCATGACGATTATGCATTTATCGGTTGCATATTCGAGCGTAAGCAAGAAGTGCGTGGTCAGACGCTAGGGGTGGGCTCGTTGATAATCTCATCGACCAACTTGACTCTGGATGAGTTCCGGAAGCGGGAAGGCAACGCAGCCTCTGAAACAAAGGTGAACGGCCGTGAGGCGATTACGTACCGCAAGCAGGCCGAGGAGGCGTGTTACGTCGTCACAACCGGCCCAGACGGCACCTTCGATATGTCCGTCAGCAGCATGGGGGCCCTCACAGACTGGAACGCATGCGACCACTCCCAGGAGATCGCCGCAATCGTCGAGTCAGCCCTGCCCGCAAAATAGTTCGCGTCGGCTGCTTGCTAGGACGGGCCGATCCATTCCGGGTAGCTTGTCGCAAGTGGCGCGGTTGGCATCGTGGCACCAGGTACGACTTCGTAAAACCTTCTGGATCCTACCCTTGTCAAATAGGGGAATTTCTCGCCCCACCAGGTGAAGCAGCTGTCCGGGGTCTCATCTCCGCCTAGGAGCTTTATTTTCTTGATCTTCCAGGTGCCAAATACATTCCATGCAGGCACCCGACTTCCGTTAGGGGTGCCGGTTTCCGCCGCTTCGTCCCGCAATCCAGGCTTCCCAGCGTCGACCCCACCGTTTTCGAGCACCACTCCTTCGCAAAAGGTGTGAGCACTGTTTTCCTCGCCCGGGATCGATTCCGGGCGAGTATAGAACCGACACACGACGGCGGAAACCCTTTTACTGTCGGCGGCATAGCTCGTAATATGCAGGTATTCAGTCCGACGCTGCTGCGGCAAGGTCTTCGAATCGGAGTAAAATGTCGTTTCTATGTCATAGTTGCTGGCATCATGGGGAACGTCAAATGCGGAAGAATATCCTGGAAACGCTGCGGATATTCCACCGAATAGCGTGAGGTCACCGGATTCAACTGTCGCGCGCACCAACTCCGCACCCCGACTGAACAGATCGACTCCCGGGTCCGCCGACCATACGTCGGCGTTGATCAGCTCCAGGTTGGTGCGCGTTGGGGTGGGGGGTGTCGTGTTCGCATCCTGACTGGTTGCGCAACCCGCCGACAGCACCAGCACCGCAATCGCTGCGATGCCGAGTCTGCGATAGTCACCCATCTTTTCGGACCACGTCGGAGTATCCATTGCGGATCTGATGGCCGTCGCCTCCTCCCAGTTGGGTGACCAACCACTCGAACGCATCCTTGCGTTGCGGGTCATTTCCGAGCTTGTCTCGCATCTGCTCGTAGTCGAGCAATCTTCCGCTTCCGTCCAGCATCCACGACTGCTGGGCAGGGATCTGCGGCAAGGAAAGCCCAATGTCCTGACGCGCCTTGAGAATGGCGTAGTCGTCCCGATAGAAGTCGGTGCCTGACAGACCCGCAAGCGCCGCGGCACCCGGCCGACCTCCGGTGAATGCGTCTTTGAGCGAGTCGCCGCTGCCGTTGACGAGGGCGTATGCGAACTTCTCGGGTGTATCACCGAAACCGGATCCGAAGCTGAACGCCGCTTTGCCAGCATCGAACCATGCTGCTTTCCGCTTGTAGCTGGCTTCCTCTTGCGCATGGCGATCGTCGTATTGGTCTTGGACCTCGATCATGTTGCCCTTGTCGACAAGCCCATGCAGCCTACCGGCCGTCGACAACCAGCCACCGGCGTCGGGGTTGGTCGGGTCTACCCCAAATTTGGTTTCCTGCCGCAGCACTTCAGCGACTGCGGCCCCGTTGAAATCCTTGCCCGCGTTTTCGTCGGTGTTCATCAGAGCGAAAATGTTGGCCGATCCGCTGAAACTGTTGTTGCCGTTGGGATCAGCCCAGGACGTGTGGTCCGAGCGCAGCAGATTGAAGCCGGGCTTGTCAGGCTGGTCAGCGCCTGCCAGGTCCGACACATACGGTGACATGCTCTTCGATATCGATTGCAGCAGATCAGGATTCAGCTGCCCCGCCGACTGGCCGTCGGTATTGGGAACATTCGACAACAACTTCCACGCCTCGTCGGTACTGGTTGCCTCAGCCACCGACTGCATGATCCGGCCGGTACGCATCGCGGACTGCACATCGGCCGGGTTCCCCGGGTCCTCGACGGTGGCGTCTTTGTCCCCGAAGGTGAACAGCGAGGACACCGCTTTCCCATCGTCGGGCCATTGGTGGCTGAGGGCATCGGAAACGAAGTCCTTGCCGTTCGGGCCGGTGACAACCGACTCGACAGCTACCTTGTCCTGCCCCACGGCGTTGAAGATTCCCTCGGTAATCGCGGAGGTGTCGCTTGCACCGTTGCCGTCGAGGGTGAACGACGTCAGCGCGTTGTGCTGCAACTGTTCATGGTTGACCTGCGCGCCAAGATACTGTCGACCGACATCGAGCAGTTCGCTATCGATCGCGGACCCGTTCCTGAGTTGAGGATCGCTGACTCTGACCATGTTGGCGACTGCCTGGTTGTCGGCGACGCCGTTCAACTCGATGCTGCGGGTTGTTCCACCGGCCGTATTGTGGAACTGGTTTACCACCAAGTCTTTTCGTGTCAGAGACGTTTGGATCTGCTTGGGCAGTTGGTCCGCGCCGCCGTGCTTCGGTATTGCTGGATCGTTGGTGACACCGGCATTGATCTTCTCGTTCGACACGATCTGGAATGAATTCGCCAGTGCCCGTTGCCCGTCGGGTGGCAGCTTGGTCATGATCTGTTCGATCTCCTGCGGGCTCTTGCTATCCAGAGACCGACTGATCTGGGTCAAATACTCCATCTGCGACGCTGGGATCGTCGCTGCGTCACCCCCCTGCAACGCCGCAACCTGCTCCGGCGTCAACTGACCAGCCTCGATCAAGCGCTGCACGCCGTCCGGGCCCAAGCGCATCGGACTGTCCGTCAGGTTCGCCCCGTCCGCCTTGCCCTGCTCGACGCCGAGCGCAGCTGTGGCAACAAAGGCTGTGCGTAGCTCGGCGCGTGCGTTGTTCAGATCGTCGCGGACCTTACTATCGGCTTGCACAGTGCAACGGACAGCGTCGTTCAACTCGTCCTGCAGGACAAGAAGTGCCTGCTTGTCCTCGTCGGTGACCGACTTCCCAGGTGGAATGCTCAACGCGAGGGTGTCGGCAATGGAATAGCTACGATGAGCCGCTTCGATCAGCGCGCCCCGCGCACGCCGTAGCGGAGCATCGATCTCGTCATATCCTTGCTTAACTCTCTGCGCGACAGCATTGATCTTGTCGGCGAGGGTCTGCATGGTCTTCTGGTCGGCTTGCGCACGCTCTTGGGCCGCCGTCGCGCACTGACCGTTCCAGTAGGTGCCGTTCACCTTCGTGACGGCGTCGACGTATCTGTCGAACAGGTGCTCGAGGTCGGTGCCAAAAGTGATCCAGGAATCACCGAGCACAATCAGCTTTGATGGATCGATGTTCTCGATCCAGCTTTTCAGAGTCATCCCCGCCCCTACACCGTCCAGTCGCCGGTGGATTTGCGATACAGGTCCATGATGTTGCTGGCGTTGCTCTCGTCGGCGTCCTTGAACTGCTGGGCAACATTGGCCATCACATCACCGGTCTCGCTCAATCGCTCCTTGAGCGTTGGGATGAGAACCCCGAGAAGTTGTTCGCTCTCGAGCAGCAATCCGGCACCCACGGATAGCAACTGCTCAGGCGAGCTGACCTCCGCGGTCCGCTTCGGCTTGACACCCTCGGCCTCACGGGCCAGGTCGTGCAGCGTGGTTCCGAGCTTCCCCAACTGCTCCAGATCAGCTTTGAACGTACCCAT